ATGCTAACCGCCAAACAGATAGAGCAAGCCAAACCCAAAGAGAAAGGTTACCGCATGGCTGACATGGGCGGCCTGTTCCTGTTTATCACTCCCACTGGCGCTAAGGTCTGGCGGTTGCGTTACCGGTTTGGGGGAAAGGAGCAAACATTGAGCATTGGCAATTACCCGGATGTTTCTTTGTCTGAAGCAAGGGCGGCTCAAGCGGCGACTAAATTGAAGATAAAATCGGGCATCAACCCAGCTGGCGAAAAGAGAGCGTTGAAATATCCCGAACTTAATCCATCGGCCCCCGATACCTTTAGAACCATGGCTATCGAATGGTTCAGCAGCAGGAAAAAGACCTGGTCAGATAAATACGCAGACGAAATGATGAGCATGTTCGAAAAGGACATCTTTCCATATATAGGTAATATGCCCATTACTGAAATAAAGCCAATGGTGCTATTGGGTGTGTTGAGAAAGTTTGAAGAGCGCGGAGCGATGGAGCGGGCAAGGAAGGCGCGTAGGCGTTGTGGGGAAGTGTTCCGGTACGCTATCGGTACCGGCAGGGCCGAGTATAACCCGGCACCAGACTTATCAATTGCTATGGGTGCGCCGAAGCCTGAGCATTATCCCTTCCTGCAGGAGTCGGAGGTTGGGGTATTCAACCAAGCCCTGGCGGGTTATGGTGGCAGTGTGTTGGTGAAGGTGGCCACACAGCTTCTACAGCTTACAGGCCTGAGAACGGTCGAGCTGCGGCTATCTCTCTGGTCATTTATCGACTTCGATAATAAGACGTGGGAAATCCCCGCTGAATTGATGAAATCTCGCCGGCCGCATATTGTTCCTATGTCCAGGCAGGTGATCGCCTTGCTGGAATACTTAAAGCCGATTACTGGCCACGGACAATTCATCTTTCCTGGGCGCAGCGATAATACGAAGCCTATCAGCGAAAACTCTATCCTGGGCGTGATACGGCGCATAGGGTTTGATGGCAGGGCCAGCGGGCATGGATTCCGGCATCAAATCAGTACTATTTTAAATGAACATGGTTTCGAGCCGGATCTGATTGAGCGTCAGCTTGCACATGTTGACCGTAACAAGGTGCGAGGCATTTATAACCACGCTCAGTATCTGGATAGGCGCAGGGAAATGATGCAGTGGTATGCTGATTACCTTGATGGGCTGTAAAGTCCATCATGCCCCCGGACTATCATCAAATTCCCTCCTATACTTAAATCCCAACCCGAAATGAAGAACGAACATGTGCGGCAGATTCGCTCAGTACGATCCGCGTGAGGACTACCTCGACTTTCTGAAACCAGAGGTCGAGTACAATGGTGCTTTGAACCTAGAGCCCATGGGCCGGTACAACGTCGCGCCGGGCACCCGCGTACTGCTGCTGAACCAGCGAGTTGCAAATTTGCAACTCGACCCAGTAATGTGGGGATATCAGCCGGCATGGGCTAAAGAAGCACACCGGCCGCCGGTGATTAATGCCCGTGTTGAAACAGCAGCAACCAGTAGGATGTTTAAACCGCTGTGGAATAGTGGCCGCACCCTGGTGATGGCCAATGGTTGGTACGAGTGGCGCAAGCATCCCAATGACGCCAAGATAAAGCAGCCTTATTTCATTTATCACGAAAACAAGAAACCGATATTCTTCGCTGCAATAAGTCGATTTCATCCGGATCCCCTAGATCCGCCAGAGGATGACGGCTTTGTGATTGTCACGGCGGCGAGTGATAAGGGGCTGCTGGATATTCACGACCGGCGACCGCTGGTCATGACGCGTGAGGCTTCGCTGGAGTGGATGTCACCGGACACCACTCCGGAACGGGCGGAAGAGCTGGCCCATGATGCGGCTATACCGGCTGATGAATTCGAATGGCATCCAGTGAGCAAGGAGGTGGGGAATATTCGCAATAATGATGAGTCGTTGATACAGGAGATTCAGAACCCTGTGGCGTGATTGGCTCATTGTTAAACGATAACGCCCTTTTTAGTGGCGCTTTCACGCATAAATTGTGCTGCTGTAGAAAATTTGGTATCAGAAAGGTATTCGCTCCAGATTGCCAATTCACAAAGCCTGACTTTTCCGGGAAATTGGTTGCTGTACGCCGAACCGATGCGCATTACATCGCCTAGGTCAGCGTCATTCAATGCAGGGGTATTGGTACCTGTAGTGCCGGCACTTAAATTATAAACCGTCCTGACTCGGGCAGTGTTTAGTACACGTCCGCCTATTAGATACCATTGATTGATTTGCGCCCCCGTTGCGGTTTCTGCGGCGGCACCAGAAGACACCCCGTTAATCAGAACTCCATGATTAAAGCGAGTGATGACATTGCCATCGGAGGCATCCGCACCAACGTCAAACCCCAGCGTAGTCCCAATGCAGAGCCCTGTTTCATCCTTTCTATTTGACTGATAGTTTGACATCACAGCAATCCCCTTTTCTTCCAAGGGCATCACGCTGGCAATAATAGTCATATCGGTACTATTTTTGATCGCCGTCACTAGGTAGGCCACTTGGGCCCCGGTCAACTCGATATAATTTTCATCATAAGTTGGCGTACCGACAACTGACAGTGCAGCTTTGTCGCGGATAAGGTTGCGTATCGATGTGGCCGCATCTATACCGAACGAAAAATACCCCTCCCATGCAGCAGGAAACGGAATAGAAAGCTTCGATTTGGGGGAGGCCCAAAGCACAGCGTTTTTATTGATGAGGCGAGTAGCCATTATTAAGTTCCTTAGTAAAAGTCCTGGGGGATATTGCCTACAGTAAGAGATAGCCGATCGAACGTGCACCAATTTCCGGGGGCGCCCCCGGAGGTATCCAAGACTGCGCGGACAGTTAATGCGTTTACAGTCGTCGGGATGGTGATGACCGTAGCCTTCCAAATAAAGGCACCTCGGCCCCCTTCTGGTGTTCCATAAGGCCTGGTATTACCGGCCTCTGGGATTTGGATTTGTCCGCAATTGCCGCGAGTTGACGTAGTTGGAATAAACACCCGGGCCGCTAAAACAACGGTCCTGCCCTTGAGTCGTTTCACTAGCGATGACGAAAGCGAAATTGCAGCATAGGTCTCGATGGTGCCGGACTGCACCAGTTTCAACCCATACTCCCCCGTCTCGACATTGATTGTATCCTTCTGGGCCGTACAACCAACAAGGGTCCATCCATTGGGAGCGGAATTTTCCGCATCCCAAGTGCTGAAATCAGCGTTCAATAACAAATTGGTCCCGGCAACCAGTCCGGGGATATACCGATTTGGGCTTGCCGGCCAAACAAAGAGATTTTTAACCAGATCAAATATTTTCGCATCACCCATGGCGCTCGGATGGATATTATCATTTCCCATATACCAATCTGTTGGCTTCCCGGCTTGTTGAAAGAGCTGGAATACATCAACAAGACTAAAACCAGCAGCGATAGCTGCCTGGCGCGCACCATTACTTCGTGTCGTCCCGTTGTCACTGTCTCGTAGTGGATTTTGAGAAAAAATAATGGCACCAGCATTTGGGTGCCTCTGGAGCATAGTGTATAAGACGGCCAAATCCATGCCCATGTGGGTGCTAGCTGGCACTGCATTATCAGTATTATGGCCGTGATTCATGATGACCAAGTCGGCCTGGCGTGGCATGTAAGCTATTTCGAAATATTGTCCCATTAAGTACAAAGGTTGTTTTCCGGCAACAGCGGCATTATAAAAATACAAAGTCTTACCGGCAGTGCCGACCTGTATTGTTATTGCGTTATTATAAGTACTACCTGTCCACGTGTAATAATTTACCGTGTAGGCTGGATAATTTGCCGCCAGAAATTCGGCAAGCTTTCGCGTCCACTTATTAAATATCTTTCCGGTCGTTGGGTCTGTATCGTGGTCGATACCCGTGGAGTCGCTGTTAACAATAATGCATACGTCATCCAATGCGGCGCGCATTTTAGACAAAAGGCCATAGGCAGCGGTCTGCGGTGGTAAATCTATTGTAACCTCACCAGGGCCTGTTCCTCCACCTGACACTTCATTTGAGATCGGAACATAGAAACCTAAACCATCTGAAATAATTATTTCATCGCTGGATATGGAGGCATCATTAACTATACCCATATTTCCGGAAATCATTTCATTCAGGTCGAGGGAGACTAATGGTGTTTCAAAGCCGCCCTCCGGTTTGATGCGAGAATGAGAGAAACCAAGCGTATCGGTGAACACTGTTAAGTCATCGGATTCATCTTGCTGGATGCTGCCCGCTATAGCATCCACCACTTTATTAGATGGTTCTGCCTTTTGCGTCCCATCCTCGTTAAATACTGGAGTCACTACCCCGCCGATGTTTCGATAATAAAGCACGGTTTCTTCATCATTTGGGCTGATGATGTAAACGATTTGGTTCTCAGGGATAGATCCGTCATCTATACGAAATTGGGCAGCAGTGGTATCCGTGAATACCTGGTTTAATATAGCCACCAGGCCGTTATTGGCCTCAACCAATCTTGCCTTGACGCCAGTAATAGTTTCCCGTTCCTCTCCCAGCCTGTCAGTGTATGTTTCAGCAGAGGAAGAGACTATTTCATCAATTTTCTGCACGTTAAATTGCAAATCCCCTGGCTCTGCACTTGGAACAGGATTATTTGTTGCCATTATTCTGACACCTCGTATTCATACATTTTTTGGTTATATTCTGAAACGGTGATTGAAGTCTTTCCGTCTGCTGAGGTTTGCTTTTGGGTAATTGTCCAGAGTGTTTCATCCATTTCCCCGGCGGTGGCAATAAAGTAACGGGACGCAGATTGGACATCCTCGCCATTCCAGATATTGAGAGATATATTGGGTACGGGGGCATTGAACCCGGAAGACGTATTGCCATTGAAGTGAACAGGTATCCGATCCGTAGGAACCCCGTCAGCATCGGTGATAACGACAAACATTGAACCTGAAAATTCTATCCGTTCGCTCGTCGTGAAATCATCGCCATTTCTGCCGGTTATCTTTCCAGATTGCTGATTGGTGTCATACCAATCCACAACCTGGATCATGTCGCCAACGTTAACCCATTCGCCATCCGACAGGGCCGTGATGCTCATCGTTTTGCGTGAGAACATAATCCGCAGGCATTCTTTCATCGCTCGGTCTACTGCCTGATAGCGATTCCTGATGTACAGCAACTGGAATTTTTTTGGCTTGGCTGGCTCTCCTTCTTCTATAGAGTCATTGTCGGTTATGCGGAAGTAGACATAGGACTGCTTATTGGTGAGCGGATCCTTATATTGCAACTCGACGCCATCAAAGCCGCCGTTTAATGTCATGTCGTAGGTGAGCCGATAGCCATCAGCCATAGAGTTGGCCGTATTAAATACCGTGGCCGGGTATTGGCGTGGCTCATCACGGACGAATGACATATAGCCATCTTCACAGAACACCGTGACGGTGGCGGCGTCGCAGATGCGTTGTAACCGCTCACCCAGAGAGATATCGGCATCGTCAAAGGTATAATCGAAGTAACCCAGGCGCGGGTCTGGCAGATTGTCATAAATCTGATAAAGCATATCAGCATCGATATTATCGATGCTTTGTTTGCCGGTTATTATCCAGTTATGCAGGACAATATCGGGAAATATGCGGGAGGGCCGGAGCATGTAATCAACCTGCTGGGTATCTCGATTAAACGTAATGACGTGACGGGTGATCAGTGCATTATATTTACGGTCCTTGGCGCTGGCCCCTTCAGCTGCTTTAATCCGAATCAGAACGGTCGTATCATTCGGGTGAACAACGTTCTGGCGAAGCGTCATCGTTCCGATAGACTCAAGCGTCAACTTACTGGCTGCGTCTGCTCTATCATTACGCACAAGTTGCACCGCGTAACGACCTCGCCCAGCCAGGGGATAAAATTTGTCCGTTCTGTAAAAAGTCTCTTGGCTTACATCATGGGGCGTGGGCTGGCGAAATACACGCGACTCTCGGGTGCCCTGAATCTCGTTGTTATCGTCGTCCACCTTCCAGAACGTTACCGTCCAGTTGGTTTCTGTATTGCCGGGTAGCGCGGAGTTAGTGTTAATCCACAGCTCATCACCATCAGTAGGTGAAAAATACGGTCCTGTAATGATCGTGCTGCCATCGTCATTCTTTGGATTGACCTCCTCGCCACTTACGTCATCAAAATAATAAGGCTCATAAAGCTGGCTAATGACTTCGCCAGGTTGGAATACCTGAGACGTAGCCCCCTGCAAAGCATCAAGCGAGCTCTCAGCGTAACGGATTGAACTCACGTCATAGCGGCCAAGGCCAAAATTCATGAGCTCGGTGACATATTTGACGTTATCAATATATTCGGTGAGGGATTCCTGAAGCAAATCTGGAAACGCCCGAACCTGGCCGAAATTATCGGGCCTGGCCTCTCCGTTTCGGGCAATATTAGTTTGTGACTTGAGGTTATTATTGGGTGATGTTTTTGTCTGGGCAGTATTTGTCGCATTCGCATTAGTGTTATAAAGCGACGACATGACTTTCTGGGTAAATTTTATTGGGTTTAGATGTTCAAGGGGATTAAGTAGGGTTTTGACTAATCCACCATCTTGCGGTTGATCGTAAATATTGACGATGTCACTTGCAGTCAAGGTAAATCCGATTTCATCGTCAGGGCCAATATACTTGCCATTAATGCTGATTTTGGCATCACCGCTAAAATCTAACCCGTCTAGCGCTTCACATAGTCGCACGCCAGCCGCAAATATCTCCTGCTGCTTCGGCAGTCCCGGTATTCGCTGAATATTGATTATCGGCATAAGAATAGAACTCAAGTCGTGTGAATATTTTTCGCCAGGCGGCCAGGCGATCAAGTCTTACGCTGCTGCTGCGCTGACGCGAGTGGAGCACTTTGTCACCTATGACTATCCCGACATGAACTGGCCGTGAGCCGTGATAACCAACCAATAACCCGCCATCCAACGGCTGATCAGTACTTCGCCAGTGAGTCACCTCATCGCTAAAGCAAGTAATGAAGTCTTCACAGGCCTCATAGTTCGGTGAGTGATGAACCTCCACGCCGGCCACGTGCCGGAAGTACAGCACAATCAGCCCCCAACAATCTGCGGCCTCGAAAGAACACACCCGATTCCGCCAGGGTATGCCCATCACTTTGTCGATAAATTCTTGCCTATACATTTTTCAGCCCCGGAAATTCAGACGTTTTGTACAAAACAGCCACGTTGTTGTTCATAGGGTTCTTGATGGTCAATGAGACAGTTACGTCAGACTCATCCATCGTCACGGAATCAACAAACAAGGACCAGGGTTTCAAGGGGGTATTCATGTCAGAGGAGTCATAGCGCCTGTACAGTGCCGTTATCGGCGTCAGCCGTGATGATCCCTGCCACAGCTTGAGCGTTTGTTTAAAGTCGGCTGCAATGCGCGAGAAGCGTACACTGGCGGTAATAACTGGTGTATTGCTCTGCTGGCTCGGTACGACCTCCATCCTGATCCCCATGAATTCCTGGCCCTGAAAAACCAAAGGTTTTATCTGATTAGCCACGAAATATTTGTAACCAAAAGAGGGGTGATAGAAGGTTATGGTGTGGTACAAGATGCGGTTTGCAGGTCTTCGTGATTGAAATTCACGCAGTGTGGGCATCAGTCTGACCTCGGCATAATCTGATTAACAACCCGGTCAAGGATGCTTTCCCAGCCCTCAGGCAACATGACAAGCAGATCATCATACTGGTCATCCTCATTATTGAGCTCGCGGGCAATGACGGTCGCCGTCCAGGTGGTTATTGAGCCATTGATGGAAGTTTGCACCGGCATGGTCACAAAATGCACTTGCTGCAACTGGGTTTCGCCACCGCCTATCTTGATGCGGATATCGAACCATTTTGTTCCGTTATCCAGATATTTAGGGCTGCGTATCCACTGTGCGAATGCCCGCTCTTCTCTCGGCTTAAATTTCCACACCAGGCTCCAGGTAACCGGCAAATCATCTGTGAGTTTTTGAAAAATAGGCTCACCGACTACAGGCTGATCTGCCCTGAAGCCAGTGGCCTTGGTCATGGATTTATTGTCTTTCTGGGCCAGGGGTAGCCAGTCGGGGTAAGGTATGGCCATTATTCATTAGCCTTTCTCTGGGTGTTGTAATTGCGGCTTATGGCCTGCCCAATCTGGCCGCCTTGATCGATATCGCTGACGATGGTTTCAAGCGTCAGCGTGCCATTACCATTCATCCTTGCTGATGAACTTACCTGAGCATTTGGAACGCTGTTGTGAATGATGTTATTTACGACCAGGCCACCGCCGCCGCTTAAATCCTTATTACTGATAACTTTTCCATTATCACCAGGGATCATGTACTGACTGCCGTTAGATGCCCGGTAGATTTCAGGCATGCCGCCCTCGCCCACCTGGTACATCGAGCCAGCAGATACCGGGCCGCCGTTCTTGCGCTTGCCAGCCAGTCCCCCGGAAAGTGCCATGGCCGCGACAACAGCGCCAATACCAATCGCCGCAGCGCCACCGAATGAACCGATGGATGCTACGATGGCCGCAGGCGTCCATGCGGCTGTAGTGGCTACTGCTGATGCCGTGCTGGCTGCCGTGGTCGTCGCTGTTCCTGCTACAGACGCAGCAGTGGTCGCGGATGTGGCCGCAATTTGAGCCGCGCTCCCCGTCACTGCAGATTTAACCCACTCCACGCCCATTTGAACAAAGGCATTCACCAGGCTATTCAGAACAGTGCTGGATATAGAAGAAAGCGCCTCATTGGCCGACATGCTGCCGGTTACTATGCCGGTAAGTGCGTTGGAGGCATTGCCGGACAGGGCGTCGAAGGATGCTGCCAGCGCCTCATTACCCGTGCTCTGGTTGCGCCACAGCTCCCACATGGCCGCTGTACGCTGCTCCTCATACTGTTTATTGGCTGCATTACGTAAGGCAATGCCTTGCTGCTCGGTAATGGTCTTATTAGTTTCGAATTGCTGGATGAGTGCGAGCTTACGTGCGTTCTCGTTTGCCAGCGCCTGAACCGGGTCTACCTTAGCGGCATTTTCCTGCTGGGGCGTAACAACTGCATTGGCATTCGCTTCAGCTATTTTGCTGGCATATTCACCGGCAATTTCAGCGCGGCGCTTTTGGCTCTGCTCGTAACTAATATCCCCAGCGGCTAATTGCCTCTCTAACTGTGACAGATCAAGGGCTCGCTGCTTCTCTGCATTCGCAACCTGATCACTATCGATGGCTGCTTTTTTATCCTTCATCCGCTGCTGGATGTCGAATATCTTTCCTGCCTGTTCTGAAGCTGCAGCAATCTGTGCCTGGCTGGCTCCAGAGCCAAGATCCTGCACTGCTGAGAGTTGCGCGGCTTCACGATTAAGGTTTTTATTATTGAGTTCAGCAACGGCCATCTCATTGCTTAAATCTTGGAGAGTTTTAACCCGGCGTTTTTCTGCTGCCTCGGCTTGTGTCTCAGCTTTAGCGGCTGCCTTGACCTCCCTCCCCCTGCTCGCTTCAGCTTGCTGCAAATCATAATTCTTACCAGCAAGCTCGCCGGCTGAATTAATCTGGTTCTGGTTGCCGCCTTTTGCCTCATTATCCAACCGCGCCTTAGTAACAGCCCTTAGGCGTTTATCAGTAATGGCGAGCAATTCGTTTTCCTGTTCTATTTCCTTATTATATTCATCAGCCTTTTCACTCCTTGGGAGCATCAGGCTATTTGAATTGAAGTTATCTTTTGCCCGCGATGCGATATCTATCGCCTCACCTAGTTGCCCCATGACACCTGCAACAACCCCAGCTTCATGCCCATCACGCTTAAGCAGCTCTATGCCTTGAGCAAATGTGCCATTGAATTGAGCGCGTATAATACCGACCTTGCTCACTGTCTGGCTGAGCTTGTTCTGCTGGCGATCTTCTAATGCCAGCAATTGGGTATGCTCTTTTTGGACGTCAGAGAGCACGCTCAGTGTTGCCCGATAAGCACCACTATCCTCTTTCAGGAAACTCAGCGTCCGGCGTAGCTTATTTTGCTGATCCTCATTTGCCTTAATGGTGCCCTGAGTATCGTCAATGGCCTCTTTCTGGTCTGTTATAGACTTTGTAGCCTTATCGATCTCAGCCGCAAGCTGCACTTGGCTCATGGTCTTCATTTTACCAATGACGCTATCAAGGGTGTCAGCAAAAGCGATTGATTCATCCCTTGCCTGTTGGGCCTTCTGATAAAAATAGAACAATGCAGCGCCGGCGATTACTGCCGCGCCAACTGGCCCCCCAATAAGGGCTAATGCGCCAGTGGCGAGAGAGCCGATGGTTGTTGTTGCGGCCGCAGCTGCAGCCGTAGCCGCACTGGCGGCGGCACCTTCAGCAAGAAGGGCTTCAGCATAAGCAGCTGATCTTTGAATGGCGATCGACTTTGCCGCTACAAGGGCATCTAAAGCCAGCGCCTCGGCGAGCGTTCCCCTGGCAAGGTTATATTCCGTCTGAGCCACAGCCACATTTGATAATGCCTGCTCTCTATCCAAGGCCAATTTTCTGACGGTGACAGTGGCTGCTTCTGCTGTGGCTGCCGCCGCTGCGGCCGTTGCTTTTCCTTGTGCTATCGCAGCATGCATGTCTGCCGCTCTGGCGCTTGCCGAAGCAAATAAAGCTCCTGCAAATCTGCTCCCTACCAACACAGAGGCAGCAGCGATTACGTTTGTCACTACGTCCATATTTTCGCTCAGGGTAACGATAGCTGAGTTAAAAATTCTTATTACAGAGTTAGCGCTTGAGTTTTCCCCAACAAATTTTGTGATGTTATTAGTGGCGACAGTATAAGCTTGGCCCATGGTCGCTACCGTCTTGGCAAACTCTTTGCCAATAGCATCGCCTTGCTTTAGTAGCCCATTTACAACAACATCGGTTGTCAGCTTTCCTTGGGCTGCCATCGACCTTAGCTGCCCAATCGTAACGCCCATAGAATCAGCCAGGGCTACAATTAGTCTGTTACCCTGTTCATTGACTGAATTGAATTCTTCACCTCGTAAAGCACCTGAGGCTAGCCCCTGCGATAGCTGGATTACAGCGTTTGACGCTTCTTGAGCGGTTGCCCCTGAAACGACGAACCCCTGATTAATAATTGTCGTCAATCGGGCAATGTCATTGACGCTAGTGCCGTAGCTTCGAGTGGCACGCTCCAGGCGGGCATAGAGCGAGGCCGTTGCATCCAGCCCCGCACGGGTGTTTTGAGATATGTCGAATACGCGCTGAGTTACAGCAGCGAGGTCTTCATTGGCTCTGACGGAGTTTGCCAATTTATTATTTACGACCGTCCAGGCTTCAGCATATTGCGCCACCTGTTGAACCGAAATTGCTGCAGCCAGCGCCGAGGCTACTTTTGACAAAGAGGCAAATGATCGTTCCGCATTATTCGCGGAGCGGGCGGTATTGTTAAAACCCGCATCAAGTCGGTCTAATCGCTCATTAACTTGGCGCTGTCCCTGTAGTAGGCCGGCAATGTCCATCTGGACCTGGTAAACGATATTGCCAACTTGAGTTTCACCTGCCATTTACTTTTCTCCAGGCAATAAAAAACCCCGCCGAGGCGAGGTTTATTTTGATTCTGCGAATTTATTTAAGTAGAGCGCTAAGCGAGTAGATTATCTTGTCAAAATTCTTCTGATGCTTATGCATTCCTGCAATGTTTGGGCTGAATTTAAGAGATGAATCGATAGATATAATCGATGATTTATCATCTACATCTGTGACAACGATCGTCATATTTTCTCCCCATGAAAATAGAGACATCCCAACGCTTACTGTTAGCCGACGGAGAATTTCATCTTGATTTTTGATTTTCATTCCGGCAGAAGGTACCGCCTCCAAGAGCTTGGCAAAAACTTTGTCGGCTGGGTATGGGAATTTTTGTTGTGTAGATTGGCTGGTTAAGCTCATAAATACCTCACTCTAATCCGAAGCCAGACCTGTTCGGGTGTTTATTTCTGATTCTGACATTGAATATTTGGCAACTTTATCGCCATCAAACAATATCACAAGCTCTTTTTTTGTTCCCGTCACAGTGTTGTTAAACAAACCATAAAATGGGATGAATGCCTTACCGCTCACCTTCGCCTTGGCAAAAGAATATTTCCATATTTCTTTGCCGCCATCCGTGAAATTAACGTTATCCGGCGATCCGAAGTAAGCCTTAACCTGAGCTTTTGTCGTGACACCTTCTTGCAGTCTAGTTTGAACGCTGGTTTCGCTCTCTTTTTGAAGTTGCTTATTGCCTGATGATGAGCAGCCTGCAAGCAGTAAAGATGCACTTATCGCCAAAATGACAAACTTTTTCATTCCCTTCCCCCACCGCTACATTTTGCAACAGCATATCACTAGGGAATCGCAAAGGAACGCAAAATGCTGAACCTACTTCTCAGTTTTCCAATCCGCATTACCCCAATTCCCTCGCCACCGCCAGCCACTTAATCAAGCAGCGGGATTATTGATGTAGGTAACGTTTTTCGCTCGTCTGCAGGAATAGACTCCCGGGAGTTCGACCATCTCGGCCGACACCCATCCATCAAGGCCCAACATGAAAAAAGCAATCGCACTGTTATTAATAGTGGTTTTCAGCGGAATGTCCGTTTCAGCCATGGCATGCCCGAAAGGACAGCACCCTCATGGCGGTACGGGATCACACCATAAGGGTGGTTATTGCTCTGCAGACTAATGAGCGCACTGCTTTATCTTGGGCGCTCTGGAGTGTCCGGGATAAAGGTCATGCTCATGCAGTAAGCTCAACTTAACGTGCTTCCGCTTTTGCTATCCGAGCCGCCTTTTTCCTGAAGTGTTCATCGGTCGAAGCGTCATACTCTTCTCTGGTAAAGCCTTTCTGGTCTGGATATTTTGCACTAAGCAAAAGTTGAAACTCTGTCATTGTTAGCTGTTCTGCTTCAATTCTTGGCATGGAAAAGTGATTCCTAGCAGCGCTGATGTAATCGAATGCCCTGAACTCGCTGACATAATCGTTTGTTTCGTGCCGCTGCAGCTTGCGTACCTTAGCCTGACCGATGATCCCATGGTCAAGCAGTGACTTAGCCAGGATGATGATATCCGCCATGGGCATCTGACCGCTGCGATAAACGATACCGCTATGACCCGGCCGCCATTCGCCTATTAGCGAGGTAATATCCTCATCGCAGCAGGACTGCATAACCAGCATGGATGTTGATAGAACCTTGCGGCCAAACGCTGGCTTATTTAATGCCTTAATTAGCCACTCAGGAATAGACCTGTAAGCCCCCATGGCGGCAGAAATTATTTGTGTCACCTCTGCACCATTTAATATCGAGTAAGCCTGAACGATGTCACCTGGCGAGCCTATCCGCGACATATTTGCAAAGGAGGGGCGAATAAAGTAATCCCGCTTCGTATCGGATATCAGCATTTCGCCAATTTCGGTAAGTGGTGTCATTTTACGCCCTGAATACGTTTAGAACTTAGCGGGCATTCGGAAAATGTCCACTGGAATGGACATGCGGTAAAACCACGAATCTGCGGTGTTTACATAACGTATTGAATTTGTTCTAGAGTGCAAAAATGCACTCTGGTGTATGCTGATTAACATGAGGAACACACTCATGCCGCCGCATAAAGAAGTTTCATTTGTCCTTTCACAGGGAACGCGGACATGCACCGATAGCCAACCGGTTCCTCAAGGGTCATCCTGAAAGGTTCTGTGTGATTAGCCGTGCGAACGGCATTGAGGGAATTGCAGGTATAAAAAACCCCAGCAGGTGCCGGGGTCGTTGGTGCAAGAAGAGTTATTACACGGTGACAGTGGCCACGTGTGTCGCCACGAACTCGCCATCGTTGGTTTTAACCGTGATCGTTGCTGCACCTGCCGTAGCGCCGGGAGGCGCGGAGACGGTTACCGTATTACCTGCAAACGCTGCGGTAGCTCGAGAGGGTATAGAGGAGGTGACGACGAATGTTTTGTCATCAGCGTCGGCCGGGGCGACTGTCACGGTAAAAGTTTTGCTAGTGCCGGCGGCGATATTACTCGTAGCAGGTGTTACTGTGACACCCGTAACAGGAGTTTCAGGATCTGCCTCGACGATTTGGAAAGTGTTGCCGTCTGCCAGTTTGAATTCCAGACTATACGTGACAATGTCTTTTACGCCGCCGCCATCACTCATGCCGGTAGTATTCATATAACCGATGTGATAGCTATCGCCCCAATGAAACCGCATCCATACCGTCGGTTGCCGACGAGCGCGGATCTCGTCAACGACATACTTCACATACTGCTGGATCCCGAACTCATCTGCTCGGTCATTCACCCGAACCTCCCCCTCAATGGTGTACGTAGGATCGAGGTTGGATATCATTGTCGATGAGAACCCACCGTCATCAGCATCTGAAGAAAGCGATTCAGGGCTTAAGTTCCATGACGCAGTGGTCGGCAGTCCCATCAATTTCCAGTCTGTTTCACCGGGAACCGTATCAGGGCAGCCGTAAGCCAGTTCGAGAGTTTTAGCGCGACCGATGAGGCGGTCAAAGCTGGTTGGACAACCTTTCATTGTAACCTCTTAAAATAAAAAAGGCCGCACCAGGCAGCCATTGGAAGTGGAATAGAATTTATTCGCCGTAGGTCACAGCAAATTGGAGACGATAGACGAGCCTGCCCTCAGTTGTCTGAACTGGCGAAGGAATGCCGCCTAGATTTTCGATATATCCGATGCAGTCATTGGGCTGCGGGTTATCCTGCACGTACTGGATTATTGCCTGGACAGTGTCGTCAGCTCTCTGGAACTCGGTTACCCCTTTGGCTGATACGACATCAACCAAAACGTAATATTCCGCCGCGAGCTCGCTATGGATATTGGCCCCACCATTGGGGCGAAATACAATGAATCTATCAGCTAACTTGCCAGTGTCATTCCATGCCAGCACTTGCACAATGAAATTATCCGTTAGCCCGGCGTCTACCATCCAGTTACGCACACGCTTGTGCATGGGTGGAGTCATAGGCTCAATTCCCTTGCAACAGCGGCGTCAATCTGACGTAACTCCTCATCGAAGCCCTTGGTCAGGAATTCTTTGGTCGCTGTGGACCGCCGGAATGTCTGCTTGTGATTCGGGCCATGTACATAAACGGCATAGTTGGCTGAATAACCCACCCTGCCGGTGATTCGGGTCCCGTTGATCGTCACTTCTCGGAACTGGCTATTGATGAGTGTTGATGTGTCGATAGGGGTCAGCAGTGAAGCGTGAGCGCCGCCGATAAGCATCGCCACATGCAAGGCACGCACCACCTTTCGGCCTCGAATATCGCCAACCAGGCTATCCAGATTACTTTGTGCCTGGCGGATGCCCGTTACCCTTACTCTCGCCATGTTAGACTCCGGTAATGACGGCAAAGTCATCTGCAATGCGGTCAAAGGTGTCGGCATAGCGGATCACATGCCGTACTTCGTCTGCGCCGGCAGTAACCGGGTCAGCCTCGATCGATACGCCCAGCAGGATATAATCACCCTTCTCTGCCCCAGCGAACTCCGTCCAAAACGTATCCTTGATAACCAGCTCTATGCCGATATCGCCCAGCCGAGACGTGGCATCACCGCCGTAGTCGCAGAGGATAGTTACCGGGGCGGCGTAACCCAGCGGATCACCATACTCATTGATGCCTAGGTTTTTCCAGAACGTGGCCAGGGCGGTGTAGCTCCAATTAGCATCTGCGCTCATGAGAGATAACCCTCGTATTGGTCTGGGCAATCCGGGCAATCTGGACACTTCTCGCAATCGGGCTTTTCTTCTTTGTCGTCCTCTTTCGGTTCAGACATTATTCACCTCCGCAAAAACACCCGCCCTTGCCAATCCAGATGCCAGCAAAGGCAGGGTTAGCAGTGGGGTCAGGTGGGATTAAGCCGACAGCGCATCCGTATTTATCCAGCCCGCGTAATAGTGAAAGCGATCCCTTCCACCTGTCGCCAAATGATTGATAGCGAAACGACCGCGAGGCACCGGACGGGGCTGTTTGAGAGCTGATATATTTATCGCCCTGGCCCAGCCCCATCAGCCCTATTAAATACAGTTGAATCAATAACGCGGTAGACGCCGGGTAATGTTCATCCAGGCAAGGCTGAATACTGCCTACCTGATCTATCAGTGCCTGCAATAGGAAGTCGGGGAGAGTGACGCCAACTGTCTTCAGATATTCTTTAGCCTGTTCGATGGTCAGCATAACTGGCTCCAGTAAAACCCTCCGGGGAGGGCATTAAAAAAGCCGCTCATTTCTGGCGGCTTATTCGGCTTCTTTTTTCTTTCGCCCAGGCTTGGGCGATTCGTCCTCCTGCTCCGCATCTTCTGCGGAAGGATTACTTACCGCTTCAGGCGTCGCCGGGGACAGTTCGCCGGCTTCACCTTTCAAAAGGCGAACGTTAGGCTCAAGAGCCATGTGCAGCTTATCGAGTTCAACAATGTCGCCAATGACCACGCCGTGCCATGGGCGGATAACTTCATACTTTGCCATGGATTCCCCCTTATGCCAGATTGGCGCCGTACAGCACACCGGACAGGCCGGCACCATCACGCTTAACCTGTAAGCCTTCCGCTGACATGATCTGGAAATTGTAGTTATTCTGCGGCATCGGACGAGGCAGAGGCACTACACCCACAGCCATGCCAATCAGCGGCGAAACAACGTCCTGACGACGCTGATAGGCCAGGAATTCATTGCCAGACAACGCATAGGTCGGCTTGATGACCTTTGCAGGGATGAACGGCATGATCGCCGTCATTACGGAACCGCCAATTACGCCATTGGCCCCATTGTTGATGTTAATCAGGTACGGTCGAGCTAAGTTAGCCCAGATTTCGTAACTGACCCACAGCACATCATAGGCATCCACCTGATTAGCGCGGGCGCGAGCACCGAACGCGCCCGCCTGACCGAAGAAGGCCAACAGAGCATCAGTTGCGGCGGTGGTTAGGTCGATATTAACGCCGCCAGCACCGGCACCGAGATTGATCTTGATGGTGTTGCGGTGATTTTTCAGCCCTTGCGCAGGATAGTTCTGCACCTGAATAGTTGCGTCGCCGTTCAAGTAATAGTTAACACGGCGTTTGTGAAACTTGCGCATTTTTGCAGCTTGAGAGTCCAGCACCAAATCGATGCCGACAGTGTTCAAACCAGCGGCGACGCGCCAGTTAACGCCATAGCCCGCGGTGAATACCGGGATCGGGTCACCGTCACTTGCGTATTCGGTGTGGTCGAAAGAATAAGGCGGCTGCCCATCCAGGCTAATAGACACGTCATCGGCGATATCCCCAACCACGTTGTACAGCTTGGCGGTCTTGCCAACCGGCAGGATGGTTTGCACGCTCATCAGGTCGTTGATGATTTCCATACCGATTTCTTGATCGCGCATCTGGACAATCTGGCGGTCAATCTCTGCCCAGAAATCACGCCCCAAACCATCGCCCAACAGAGCATTGGATGCCAGCGTTTCCTGGTCCATCGCCCCCTTGTAGGCGTTGGTCATAAGCTTATGGGACTTGTCCCAGATATTGCGCTGCGCCCAAAGCGATTCCCATTGGCGAAGCAAGCGACCGTTTGTAGCCAGCGTTTCAGCGGTAAAATACATTCTGTTCTCCTTTAGGCCACGACGACAGATGAAGCGCGGGCACGAATGCGGATAAAATCAACCGCCGTCGTCGTCACTGCATCTTGGCTGTAGCCAATAATCTGATAAGTGCCTGCCGTTGCTGGCACGGCTACGGCCTGACCCGCTATAACGGTAATTGGCTGGTCTTTGGTGTATGTTCCGGCCGCAACACGAACGGCGAATTCGCGGCCTTCCTCCAGGTAGTTGCCGATGGCGGAATGACCAGCGGGGATCTGGTCAGTAATGCCCAGACCTTCGTGATAGGCACAGTCGATGACGTACAGGCGGCCGACTACGCCAGTTGCTTGGGCAAACAGATTGCTGCCGTTAATGACGGCCAGGGTGCCGGGATAAAGTGCCGCTGCGGTTTTGCGAGTCTCGGCCTTATACAGCGATTGACCGTCAATATTCACACGGTGATAGCGTGCCATTATTTAGCACCTCCGAAATAGGTGGCCGGGTCCGGCGCGCCGGTTTGCTCAGGCTGCTTGCCTGAATTGGTGCCAAGCGGTGTAGGCTCGCCTAGGCTTTTAAACATGACATCCAGCGCTTCACCGGACAGCGAGTTAGCCACAATTTCGCCGTGTTTTGCCGCCACGGCGTCGCGCTTGGTTTTTTCTTCGGCGCGGGTGTTTGCGGTCAGCGATTCGGCCAGTTTGGTTTGATTGGTCTGAAGGGCTTCCACCTTTTCAGTAATGGGTTTAAGCGCGTCAGCAAAGTTAGCGGCGATGCCTTTGCCAATTTCGCTGATCAGCTCGTTCTTTTCTTCTGTGGTAAGAGGCATATCGCCCTCCGGGTTGGTTGCAGATTCAATCTGCGGGTTAAAAAGCTTTTTGATGTGGTTTACAGCAACGGATACCCATGATTCCTGTCGTGCTACGGCGGTGCCGGTATCATCGAAGGTGATCTTGCCTCCTTCGCTTTTGTAACCGTAAACCTCGGCCTTCCCGCCATTCCTGACGATGACAGCCTGTGAATCGGTGAAATCAGCAATCCAAGCGTAATCATCACCGCCGGGGGCAAATCGTTCCTTTGCAGCGCGGTCGAGTCTGGTCTCGCGCTCGCGGTAGGATTCACCTACAAGCGCGCCTGAATTAGCTTGAAGTGGTGTAGCGAGATCAGCATTAACCATTAAGCCCACACCTTGCTCCGGTGTGGCTGCGCCGACTTCGTTCAGTAGGATTGCGTCGTGGTCCATGGCTAAGATTTTCACCACCCAGTCAGCTCCCTGCGCCTTCTGCTCCGGGCTCGCTTCTATTTGCTCACGGAATACCGCGACGCTGGTATGGATTGGCGGAACGTCTTCACCACGCTCGATTGCTGCTACGCGATCGAGAAACTCGCGCCCACCTTCCGATTGCTGCGCGTTGGACACATCCACCCACTTCTCCAGATAGACACGGTTACCTGATTTTTTAACGTTGCGATTCCAGGCCCCGATATGTCCCACGTTGATACCCTCGGGCGAGAAGGCAGAAACGAACTGCCCGTTTACTGTCGGGTGGCCAAGTGGGGCGAGAGTGCCCTCCAGACCTTGATAATGGGCGTCAATCTCGGAAGCTGGGTACAGCTCCTTATTCATGATGACATTCGCCGGGAGGGTGTAGCTTGGGATGATGATATGTTCGCGGCCGTTGTAGGTTTCCCGCCGGATAGACGCACTGTTAACCTGTGTGGTTACGTTGACTTGCATAGCTGTCATGGTTATTCCTCAGCCCAGGGATACCCGCGCTTAGCCATTTGCTTGCGCTCCTCTTTGAGCTTTTCGATTGAAGATGGGGAGATGGGACGGCCTTTGTCATCGACCAGCGTTTCTATCTGGCTGCAATGACAGTTGATGGAATTCCCGTTCACGGAATACCACTCCCTGACCTCTTCCACCGTATAGAGATTCGAGTGGCGCGCCGCATGGGTTCGCCGGGTCGTTGGAAGTAATGCGGAGATGTGAACGAGCATCGTTTTAAGCCCCAGCTTCTGGGCCTCTTCCGTCTCTTCCCACCGCGCCCTGCGAAGCGCGCCGGTAATTTCAGTCTGCGCTATACGGTTCGCCCTGCGTGTTTCTATCCCGATCTGATCTCGGAGATTTCGAGCAACATCGCGTGGGTTAAGGCCCCTGCCGATACCTTCAGTCAAGACGCGGGCCATGTCGCGCTTAGTGTCAGCGGTGAAGCCTTTCATCTCCTCAAACTCGCGGGCGTAGGTCATTGCCATGCGCCGCTGATAGGGGGCGCTTAGCAATATGGCTTGTAGTGATTCGCGGCCAGCGGCATAGGCTTCGGATTGCTGGCTCATGTTGGCGTAGGCTTGCGCTGTACCGCGTATGGCTGCGGTCTCGACATAGTCTTCTGAGAACCATAAATTATCTTGCCCACCTTCCAGCAGGACCGCATCGACCAGAACGCTTGCATCATCCAAAACGATTGACAGAAATAGCGGGTCGAGTTGGTATTCGTAACGGCGGTTCACTGCGGGGGAAGATGGGAGCCTATAGAGTGCGTCGCTGTAGATTTTACTAATGCGCTTCATGCGTCTTGCGAAATCGGCCATTGCCTTTCGTTCTAACGCGTTTAGTCCGGCTGGGTCAGCCTTGTTTTTCGGTATTATCGCTGGCTTCGGCTTCTTCATCGTCTTCCTCGTCATCTTCCAATTCCGGCAGCGGGTAATCAGATTCAGCCTCATAACCAGCAGCGACGCGGATCTCTTCATTGCTGAAAACAGCCTCACCAGTAGCCATAGATGTACCGTTGATTTGACTCATCTTGACCGCGCTATCCAGCCTGTCGGATGCTGATTGCTCATTCAGATCATCCCACATAACCGCCTTCTCAGTAATGGGTCTGATGATTTGCAGATCGGTTAGCTTGTCGGTGAAGTCTTCGATGTCATAGGCAATCTCGCCTACCCTGCGCGACTGGCAACGGGCATTCATATACTTCTGATCTTCTGAGCTGGCCCGCTCGCCCGTCTGCATACCTACCAATACCTTTGTGGGAATATCAACGCCGGCAGCAGCGGTTTGCAGGTTTACATCGTAGGTTGGGCCAGGGTCAGCAACGGCAGTTACCAGGGGCGTGACACTCGCCCCTTGAGTGGTCAACAGTACGTCATTGCCGCGATTTACCTCGACGGCCGCTTCGTTAAACTTCTCCTGCAACTCACTAACGCTTACACCATATAGAGAGGCCAGATTATTGAAGTTGATTTCTTTCTCGAAATTAACGTTAAGCTGCCGTGCCGCGTTCTTGAGGAATGACTCCCCGGAGCCGCCCTCTACTTTCTCCAGGCTGACGAATGCGTTGTAGGATGGCTCCAGAAAGCCGATAGCATCCTCTGAGTAGTCACCCAGGATAAACACCCGGTCAGGGTGGATTTGAACACGCCGGCTCGCGCCGTTGGGTAAATTCTCGGCGTACTCCCACATGGTCGGTTGGCCGTATGTGGTCGAATTTATGTTCGTATCGAGGGTATAGGGTTTGAGCGCGCCAGCCCACACCGCACTGATTTTGGCAAGTCCACGCCCTCTCGTTGCTGGGAGATTCCATGCTTTGTTATCACGGATGTGTAGCAATATGCCAGACCATCGCCCTACCAGCCGACGCCGATCCGCCTCCGAAAAGGTAAGCCAGAATCGATTGGTGAAAACAGGCTTAAGCGACCTCTCCCAGGTTGTTGGGTTTGAATCTTTATCGTACTTGTCACCCTCGATAATTTCTGGGGCGGTTTTCCAACAATGGGATATGATTTTGTTGACGGCGCCGAAGGCAATCCCACCCCGGCGATAAAGTTTGTAGAGGTCTTCAAAGGTCAATTCATCCTTGAAACCATATTCGCACCATGCGGTATTCCGCTTGGAATCAAGCCCCATGCCTGGGTTAATCATCCCCATCCGGGCCCGCGCCATCCTTGCGTCATTCAATGCGTGATTGACGGCAAGCTGTAATTTGTCGTTCATGCTATGTCCGTTTTATCAATGAGGGTGGTTATCTGCCGAGGATTCGTTTCGGGATCATCATGCCAAGCGGTTGAGCACCACCTAATTCGGTGAGTGCATAAACCATGGCGTCTAGTCTGTCCGGTGACTTTTTGGCGGTAGCTGGAATGTATTCCATAAGCTGATTTTCAAGGATATAGAGGTTGCCAAGGTTGGCTACGCGGCCCTGCTCGTACAGCGCTGATATTGGTTCAGCCCTCGCATATTTCCCTTTGCTGGCGTGGACACGAATTATGCGGCCTTTGAACCCAGCGTTTTTTAACGTGTCCTCAGCCATATCTCCGCCCTGGTTCGTTTCTATCACGATGGCGTCGGCGTTATGGTGCTCATAAGCCCACATGGCTTTCTTTGCCCATCCTGCCGGAGAGAATTTGCCGCTGTAATCTGCATCGACTGAATACTGTACGTCGTCGCCAGCACCATACGAACTGGCTACCGATATCCCTGTTTCGTCGCTTTCATCGCTGTTCGTGGCCTGCGGGTCGATAGCTACCACCGTGCGCACTTTTTCGAACCTGATTTGCAGTGCGTGCGCTGCGGCTATCATCTGCTCAGTCCACAATGCGCCCTCAGCATTAAACCGCCGCGGTGCCTGCATGTACTGCGCTTCTGCTGTGCGCCGATGAGAGAACAGTGATACCCGATGTGATTCGTTGTGCTTATAGGGCCACAGCCAGCCATCAGGGAGGCCGTGTTGAATAGGGATACCGTGCGTATTCTCTTCCGGGTATGGCAGAGAATTGTCGATAATCACCGGCAGGTTGAGGTGATACCACTTTTCCCCGGAGCCACCGCGCAACAGGTAGCCGCTCAGGTCGTGATAGTGGATGCGCTGCATGATGACAATCATCGGCGTGGTTTCGACGGCCAGGCGCGATTTTATAGTTTCATTGAAACGGTTGTTCACGCCATCGCGGACGGTTTCGCTGTATGCGTCATCAGGCTTAACCGGGTCATCGATAATGAGTGCGCCCTGCCAACCTGGCTCCATATGCCCGGCGCGAAAGCCAGTTACCTGACCTGCAGCTGATGACGCGTAGACGCCGCCGCCATGCTCGTTCCACCACATGGCTTTGCTGTCAGCATCGTCGCGCAGCTCCATCGGCCACATGGCCTGATACAGCTTTGACTTAATCATGCCACGCGCGGTGGAGGAATTTAGCAAGGCAAGATTATGTGAGTAGGACAGATGCATGAAGCGAGCGCGATTATTTAGCGCCAGACCCCGGCCCATCATATTGATGGTCGCAAGTTCAGTCTTGGTATAGCCAGGCGGCACGTTGATAACGAGGCGGGTTATTTCACCGCTGATTACACGGTCAAGCGTCTGCTGTATCACCTTATGATGTGGCGCTACAATCATCTTGCCGCCAGTGCGCTGTTTGAAGAAGTAGCGGGAGAAGTATAGGCCGTCTTCCTCACATTCTATTTTGCGGGCATAAGTCCGCTGCTCAACAGTCGTCATCCTCCAGCATCTCCTGTCGAGCCTGCTTGTATTCGTCTTTGCTCAAAGTAGCCGTTTCGATAGGACCGCCGTTCGGGCCTGAATGTGTGTTGCTTACATTCTCTTTGAATGCCTGGACGCTGACATGCTTCCCGAGCAGCTCAAGGTTCTTAACCTTGTCAGGCCACTTTATCTTTTTGAGGATGCCGACCATCTCACGGTCTTCGCCACGGCCTTCGAACATGTCGGCAAGATCGAATCCGCTTAGGTAACGACGCCACACAGCTGGCCATTGCGACACAGGTTTAATGCTCATGTCATCGGTCATGATGTCCAGTACGTCCATCTGGTCAATTTCAACCAGACGCTTAAGCACATATGCCGCATCAATACCGATTTCCTCATTGCGTTCCGCTTTGAGTTCGGTGATTCTGTTTTGGATGTCAGGTTTCGTAAGGTTCTCGCAGCCTGTGGCGCGGGCGGTCTTTTCGCTGTACCCCGCCCGAATTGCCGCTTGCGTGGCGTTCAAATCGATGAGGTACTCGCGACAGAACATTTCTTGTTTGTCGGTGAGTGCCATGGTTATGCCTTTAAGGAAATAAAAATGAAAAGATGGCTTTTGATTATTGTTATGCTTGTTATTTCTGGCTGCGCTACTTCACAAAAAGTTATTCGCCCTGATGGTGCGGGGGAATATCTGATCCAATGTGGATCCGGGACTGGATGGAACGTATGTTACTCTAAAGCAAATGAAGTATGCCCGGCTGGCTATACCGATTTGGAAAAAGATGGTGGCTTCAACTACATCTGTTTTTTTATAAAATCTATTAAGTCATGGATGGATTTTGTCGGTCTATCACCATAACCGTACTTCTCGGATTCGCTTAACTCCTTAAAGTATTCTTCTGTAGAGAAATCAGAATTGATCAACTCATACTGTTCATGAGCTGCTTTTGATTTAATCAAATACTCCATAACACGAACGTCTTTTGCCTCAATTGATTGACGAGATGTATTTTGGCTAACATCTGAATAAATCTCAAACTTTGCGATATTTCCATTTTTTTTCTGATGAAGGAAGGATTCGGTTAAAAGCATTATTGACTCTCCTAGTTAGGGTTAGCCCAAAGATAGTGGGGCGAAAAAATTAAGTCAACCCGTTGTTTTAGAAGACTAAACGTCAAGCGTATTTTATCATTCCGCTTGACGTTTATCACGTAAATTTTAAGTGATTAAATAAATTGAAGTTAACACCAAACCAATGAGAGAATCAGCAGATGCATAAGCCTATAATTTATTTTCAATAACTTTCACCCCGTGCCGCCCGATGAAATTTCCCACCACTTCATAATCCGGCTCAGTTCTGAAAATATTGCAGAATAGCGTCAGAGTGTTGATATAAGGTATAACCCACCAACTCACCCGAACGGTTAATGTGATTGCCATAGCTTTCTTTTCCCCTCCGCCGGCGCTTCACAGTTCGCCTGCCACGTTTCGTTATTCGCCAAGATAACTCGCTTAGTGCGAGGATCAAGATGGTCTATATCACTGTCGGTCAGGTAAATGGGCTTAACCCAGGAACAGCCGGTATCAATGACCGCCGGCGTCGTCGGGGTATTTCCACTTCTGACGCAACTGGTCATCAACGGAACTATCAGGCAGACGGTTAACAGTGTCCTGAACATGTGCGGCCTCTTTGATCACAGTTGTTTCGCGTTCGGCAATGTCTTTAATGGTCTGGCTTTCAGCTTCCACCTTTTCGACTTTCGCTTGTGTCTCAGCGGTCGCCTTGCCTTTTGACTTACCGAAACCAAATGCGCCAGCGACCACGGCAATGAGCGCCAGAACGGCTACGCCGATGCCTGTCAGGTTTTCAATTAGCCACATCGCTATTTCCTCCCGGGGCCGCTGCGTCGATTTTCTTTTCCTCGACGACTTTATCGACCGCGATTTTCTTGTTGAGCACGTTCGCACCAACCGCAACACCGAAGTAAAGGCCGAACATCCATTCGCTAAGCTCAAGCTTGTATGCGTACCAAGCAATAACACCTGTACACGTCAGGAACGCTATTACCTGAGTCCATTTGCTCAGTGAGTGCTTGCCGTCGCCGACGCTTTTGACGATGTCAATAAGTGCCATCAGACACCTATCCGGTTAGCCAGCCAACCATACACAAACGTTTCGTTAGCCATGCGGGCTTCAGCCAGTTCGATATAGCGGGAACCCTGCAGGCAGTTCAGAGAGCGCAGCATGATGGTTAAGCTGTCCGCGCCGCGTTTTGACAGGTAAAGCTTGAGCGCAGTGATTGTCCTGGGGCCTATCTGACCATCAGCAATCAGGTCAGGGTAAAGCAGCCCAGAGTTGTTCATCACATTGAGCGCACGTTGCAGGAATTTTGCAGCTACCGATGGCCCCATGTTCACGCCGGTGTCTGCAAGCTCCGCCGCGATAGCTGAACTGATCGTCGCCACCTGGTCGAATCGCGGACCATACCAGTAATCAGCTTCAAGAATTGCCAGAGCCTGCGAACGGGTCAGGTTTCGCATGTCACCGGTGAATCCATGGGCGCGGGCGACAGTCTGAGTAATACCCCAATTAGTTGGCCCGCCCCGGTCTGCAGGGTTATTCACGTAGCCGCCCTCTTTGCCGAGGATTTCGTTGAAAATATCGTCTTTTGTCACTTCGGTATTTCCTCGGTTTCGGTTGCGGGGCCAATCTCAAGCCTTCCCGTTGTCTTTGCCGGGTCAGACGGATCACCAGGTATCAGAGCTATCGCGCATTTGTTCGAGCGCAGCAGCTTTTTCATTTCTTCCTGCAGTCGGTGACTTTCATTTTCTGCCGCTGCACGCCGCCCAGTTTCCGCTGCCAGCAAGCTGTTATATTTTTCAAGCTCTCCCGCGAAGCGTTTGAATATTTCATGCGTGTCGTCCCCTCGAGATCGAAGGTTATCTATCCGTTCAACTTTCTCCCGGATGGAGTTCTTCAGGATGACATTTTCAGCAGTGATAGCCTGATTGGTCTTATAGAGACTGAAAAGGAAAAACAGGATGACAGCGGCAAATATCAGCGGAATGTAATACCTGAGCATGTCGAGTAGAGTGTGCTTGTGGTCGCTCAGCATGGTGATCTCCTGGCAGTTCGATTATCGTTAGTTGCCTGATCCTGCTGGTGGGTTACCGCCGGCCTTATTTAAGAATCGGGTTTCGAGAGCTTTAACAAATGCAGCGCCAGACCAGCCTGCCATGCCACACGATCCGCCAATGACTTCCAGCGGCCAGGTGTAGTGATAGGCGATCATCATCATCATGGCCCCAGCAAACAGGCAGACAATTATCTGTAGGCACAGCGTGCGCCAGCTAAAAGCCTGCCCGCTCAATACGCGATATGAATAACTTCCCAGTGCGCCAAGCAGGGTCATACCCAGCGCAAGTAACGCCGATAGCAGCGTTGTGTCACTTTTCCACGGCATTTTCATATCCACCCCCCTTTACCGGGGCATAGCTCACCGGCCGAGATATGGCAGATGCTTGTGAGGGTATATTTGGCCGCTTGGTTGCTGCCAGAAGAGGTTCGGCCCCGCAGTCACATGGCGCGACGATTGAGGGAAGTTGGGCGTCAGAAGTTTACTGAGGGCCGAGAAGCAGAAAAGGCCGCGATATGCAGCCCGGTTTTAATGTATAAATAAATGAAAATAAGTGTTGCTTGATAGTCGATAATCGACTATATTGAATTCATCGAAACGAGATAACTAATCAAACACCGGAGACACACAATGAACGCATATGAACTCTATGAAGCAGCAATCGATAACGACAGTTCAGACCTGAGCGCCAAGAATTTCTCTGACTATGCAGATGGTGCACTCAATACTTTCATCACCAGTGAAGTGGCAGAAAAGATATCAGCTTGCGCCATTAATTTTCGTGACAATGGCGATGGCTCAAATGACCTTTATCACATGGTTGAAAAGCCATTAAGTGAGATTACGCTGTAATGATGTTGACGGACTTCATAGATAAGACGTTTGGCGGCAATAAAGCCGCCTTTGCTCGTCACATGGGAGTAGACGCGCAAACGGTCAATAAGTGGGTAAAAGCTGGCTGGCTAGTTATTGATGATAAGCTCTGTTCACCCAGACGTGATATCCCGCCTGTAAGCTGATAGCGCGGTAACGCTGTCGTACGCGCTGTGTACTCGTGGCACATGCGCCTGAAATGAGAAAACCCCGGCTTTTGGCCAGGGTCTGTAGTTTGGTTGGTGGTACCGCTCTTACGCTTTACGCTCCCGAGCATAACGCAAAATATACACTCTCATTTTTCGCTTTGCAACTATTTACAAAATTATTTTCTATATTTGAATTATTATCAGAATATTCTTTCTCCATTTCACGCCTTATAGAGTAATACATTACTTCTTCCAGGAGAGTTTCGCACCACGCTATTCGTTTCCTTGCAAGCTGAATATCACATCCTGTCAGCCAAACCAAGTCCTTCGCAACTCCTTGCGTGTCTTTGCGGTCGCAATATCGTTTAATGGCTATCAAGCGGATCGGGCTGTCCCTGTGAAATGCTTTGGTAATTACCCCTTCTACAAATGCGGCATCATCTGATTCTTTGGCGAGAGCGATGATGTTGCTTGCGGAACTGTTGGGGATAACTATGTCTCTGGCCTTCTGGAATAGCTCGTTCCCGCGATAGCCCTCTTTGTGCAGACGGTCAACCACTTCAAGAATTCGGCCCCCCTGCGCTGAATTCCATTTTGTTCTAATCATCAGGCGGCCAATGATGTTTATGCAGCCGCGCGGTGAATCATCCCCGGCGTTTTTGCTGCCCCATAGCGCTAACATGTAGCGAGTCCAATTGCGCTGGCCCGAATCAATGGTTTTCCATCCCCGACCCCACACGCGCCGAATATCGGATTTTCTTGCTACATAAACGAGAGACATAAAATTATCGGTCTTTTTGTTCATCATGCTGCTACCTCCCGGCTCGCTATGAGCGCCTTACGTTTAGCCCTGTACTCGTCCCGGATCCGCTCAAAGTCTTCTCGGCGGTATCGCTTAGCCTCATGCGGCCCCATTAGCGCGTCGAATCTAGCCTGCCCTATTTTGGAAATAAGGTTGGGTGTGTAGCCGCCGATGTTGCCTGAAAAATGGTTATTGCAGGGGGCGCACTGTCGATGGCAGTTATCCTCATCGAAGCGAAGCTCAGGGTTGCTGCCTACGGTGCGGTAATGCCCGGCGTGGTGCTGGCCGTCGTGGTACCGGTCGCAGCTGATGCACGGCAAGCCGGCGTCACGCTCCCGGATGTAGGCGTTGAATTCAGCCTGGGCCAGCTTGGCGAAGTAGCTCAGCGGCTTCACGGCCAGCCTTCGGGCCTTCAGTTTATCCTTTTGCTCAACAAGCTCCTTCTTGCGCTTCTTCTCCAGCCTGGCGATGGCCTGCTGTTTTTCTTTGTCGCGGCGCTTTAAGGCTATTGCCGCCCCACACTCGGGAGTGCACCAGACAACATTGCTGTACTGAGGGATAAACCATTCCCGGCATTCAAGGCATTTACGCCTGGGTAGCTTTGGCATTGCTCGCCTCCTTATCCACAACCAGCCTTTTGTAAGCCTCGATATCCCTAGCCTGCTCTTGGCACCTCTGGCTCAGTGAATAATTTTTATCGCGAAGCTCATCTAATTGCTTTTGATAATATGTCTGGGCCTCTTTATGTGCCCCACTCCAGGCAATGTGCTTGTTGATCATTGCCTTTCGCTTGGCCTGTCTCACAGCGACATGATTATCAATAAACCACCGGGGGTCATTGAAGGCATGCCGGGCAACCTCATACCAATATTCACTGGCCGCCTTGTTTAAAATGTGAATCGATAGAAACGGTATTTTTATCGTGAGCATTTTGCGCTGTGATTCTTTCTGGCCAAACATATGCCCGCGCCGAATGCTCAAACCAAAACCTACCTGAAGAATTATCATGGTTTTGCTCTCCTGTTCCGGGTGCGGTCCCACCTGGCCTGCAATAGCGGCGCGAGGTAGTCGTAAGTTTTGATTTCGGGCTCTGGAATGTGGGGTTTACTGCGAGGGTTTGGACGGCGGAATATTAACTTTTCCTCAAGCCGTTCCCATTGCGATTTCCTTCTCTTCATAAGCGCGCCCTCGCAGCAGCTTGCAGTTGATTGAACCGCTCCATCGGATTCACCGGAGCGACGGGGCCGCCAACAATCCCCTCCTGTATCTCAGTTCCCGCCATGAAGTATTTGCGGTAAAATGCCCTGCCCCGCTTGTGCGTCTCGAATGTGATAACGCCATCGTCAACCAGCACCGATATGACTTTGCCTACGTAGACCGGATGCCCGTTTACTCTCGCGGCCAGCTCAATAGTCGTTATCCCCGGATGGTTGCGGATTTCTGCGATAGCGAGTTCTCTGAATTTTGACTTTCTCATGCTGACCCCTTAAAAAAATGAATACAGCTGATTGATGATGCCCTGGTTAGTTGTGCCGCCGAAGATCCGTTTGATGGCCGCGTTTATCAGGGCGCTATAGCAGCGTTCGAATTCTTCTTGCTCCATGTTCCCGTAAGCCAGGCTTTTGGCTTCGGTTCGAATGGAGCCGTCGAGGCGAACTGTTTGTTCGTAATAGCCCGCAAGGATGGTTAGGTCTTTGCGGAACCGGTCAAACTGGGCTGACTCATCCATGAATTGCAGGTTCGTTTTGTCAGCGGACCAATGTGAGAAACAGAAATTGAAGAAGGCGAACACCTTTCTGTGAAATTCGGGGTTTCGGGTGGTCTTCACTTCGACCGTGTATTGGCCGCCGTTCCTGAACCTGGTTAGACGTGGGATTTCGCTTTCCAGTGCTGGTACAAATACGCCTCCGGCAGACTTAATCATTTCAACTTGCATCTATCCGCCCTCATCTGCCTCGATGTAGTCCTGCAGAATGTCGTGAGCCTCTGCCGCGCGTTCGGCCATGACGTCACGGATAAACCGGCCCGAGGCGCTCTCAATGGGGATCGATTCGAGAGATTCAGCTATGCCTGCCAGCAAATCCCGCGCCGCCTCCAAGGGCCGTGCCGGGCGGTGAAATTTGATAACGTCACCCATCATTACCCCCTGGGCATGTAACCATGCTGTGATGCCGACTTTTCCCTTAAACGCTGATGGCGAGCCATGAAGTAATCCATCAACTCACTGAAGCGCTTATCGATGATTTCGCACTCGCGATTAAAATATGCCTGGGCATCAGTTTCACTATCTGGAGCAAACTCTCCCGGGCCGGCAAGTGTGTTAAAAATCCAATCCATTCCCGCTGTTACACCCTCGCCATGCTCTGCCTCGATGATTGCCGCTCGCATAGCCAACATCAGCTTTCCGAAAAGCAGGTCTGCTTCTTCAAGTCGGTGGCGCAAGTATTCATTTTCGTCTTTAAGTTGCTCGATATTGAGTTCCATCAAAATCCCCCTTTGCCTGCATAACGTTGGTTTTTCTCTTCTCTCCGATCCTTGGCCTGGCGAGCTACGTCCTGATCGACGTCATAGATAGCCCCGTATCGCTGCTCAACAAACACAACGCCGGATTGCCCATGCCGGTTAAGCCGTAGGAGCAGCTCGGTATCCTGCTGATTGGCGTTTTCGTCATAAGCCCCTTCCCGATAGATGCCCAGCCAGTAATCGCAGTCCTGTTCGATCTGCCCGGTGTCGCGGCTGTCGCTGGGCTGCGGTCGCTTGTTGGTCCGTTTTTCCAGATCGCGGTTAAGCTGAGTCAGCAGCACCACTACACAATTCAGCTCTTTAGCCAGCGCCTTGAGCCCCTTGGTGATAATCCCGTAGGCCAGATCGTTACGCTCAGCCTTCTCGGCTTTCATCAGAGTGAGATAATCGACCAGCACCATTCCGACCACGCCCCGCTCCCGCTTGATGCGTCGGCTTTCCGAGACGATGTGAGAGAGAGATAGACCAGGTGTGTCGTCGATGTAGAGATTGCCGTTCTGCGCCAGCTCCAGCGCCCTGGCGGAAGCCAATGCGAACCGGTTATCGTCGTACCCTTCGAGGTAGAAATTTGTCGAGCTGACGCCGGAGAACTGCGAGATAGCACGTTCCACGATTTGCTCTTCGGGCATTTCCAGACTGAACGCGATGGCCGGCAGGCCTTCAGCGTTGGCGCAATTCAGAGCCATGTTGAGATACAGCGTGGTTTTCCCCATCTTCGGGCGAGCACCGACAACGAACAGGGATCCGCGAACAATGCGCTTCGGCTCCAGCATGTCATCCAGGGACTTGATGCCGGATGTGAGCCCGATTGCCCGAGCGTCACCACTCAGTCTTCGATCAACCACATGCGTCCAGCGCTCGAAAGCATCAGCGAATGTAACTGCGCCCCGAGTGTTTCCCGACTTGGTGCGATCATCCAACTGCATGGCCAGCGTTTGGATAGCCCCCAGCTTTTCATCCGTGCTCATGCCATTGCGGGCATAAAGCACCTCCAGCATCCGGTTGGCCTGCTCGATTCCGTATCGCTCGATGGCGGTGTCACGCACCTTGAAGGCGTAGGCCATCACGTTTGCCGTGCTGGGAATGCCGCGGCTGATCTGCATGACGTAACCCAGTCCCCCCACCTGTTCAATCAGCCCCCGGCTTTCCAGCTCATCGGTGACCGTCAGGCCGTCGATAGTCTGATGCTTGGCGTTCATGTCGCGGATCACGCCGAAAATCGCCTGGTGCTGCCGGCTGTAGAACGTCTCGGGCTTGAGCATGGACAGGACGCGCTGACAGTTGTCGCTCTGTGGGTCAAGCAGCAAGCTGCCGATAACGCTTTGCTCTGCTTCGGTGCTGTGCGGCGGCAGGATCATTTCAGACGTCATCGCTTACCCCCTCACGAACCTTGAGATAAACCTCGTCCTGCAGGAAGAACTCAATATTCTTGCATCGCCAGGTCTTACCGGTTTTGCTGTCTGGTCGGGTGCCGAGCATCCAGCGGCAGTTTTGAGAGATATACCGGAGATAATCTTCCCAGGCCTGCATGCTGAAGGGCTTCTCATCCAGCTGACGAGTGATCTTCCCAGCCTTGACCCAAAAGGTTCTTATCAAATTGCGTCGCTTCTCGCTCAACGCCCTGACGCTTGGGCATTCCGGCAGTAGTCTGTGATAAACATCAACAACGTCCTGGCAGGAATGGGTTGGTGCTTTCCTTTCAGCCTTGCTTGTCGATGAGACACTCTCAATACCGTTAGGTATTGAGTTAAGTAGTTCTTTATTAGTTATGGATTTCCTTTGGATTTCCTTTGGATTAAATGGCTCAGGAGCCGCATTTTCATTGGGGTTCCCGTTGGATTTTCCTTGGACTTCCGTTGGATTAAAATTGGACTGAAATTCGTCATATTTCAGGATTGAAATACGGGTAAAACGGCGTCCTGTTGCTTCGCGCTGGATCATGCCCATGCGCTCGAAAGTGTCGAGCAAGCTCTTAACTTTCGAGTCGCTGATATGGGTTTCAGTAACAAGCGTTGGTCGCCCGGTTAAGAACTGCCCGCGTCCTACCAAGACATCCCCAAGATCAGTTTTAACCAGCTTTGGCTTATAGTTGGCGTTCAGTATTAAGTGAAGCCATAGGTGTACGGCCTGGGAGTCCTTGTACAGCTTGCTGTCCATGAATTGTCTATGCATGAGAGCAAACCCCTTACCGTGTTCCTCCGGCGTTGCCTCGGCCTGCTTACGGAATGCTAAAACGTTACTCATGATGACCACCGCCTGTTTGTTTCTTGACGTTATCAAGCTCCTGGCGGAGCCGGTTCGCTACTTTGGTGAAGCCAGACAAGAGGCGGTCACGAATGATGTGTTTATGCATTTTTTCTTGCGGTTTGGTATTCATTGCCCACCATCCTTAGCGAGCCGCTCAAATTCAACGACCCACACCCAGGGGTTGGAATGCCAGCTTTCAGAGCCGTAGATGGACCGCCACAGACTCTGAAAGCTGTGTTTTGCATGCGAGTACCACTCAGCAGTGTCATTCAGGTCAGGAAGTAAATAATCGCAATACGCGGGGCCGTTGCCGCAATTATTCTCAATGCGGGTAACTCCCTCGGCCTTTGCGTCCTCTTCGCTGATATCCTGCAACCGTTCTACCCGGACGCCAGTGATCAGCAGGTCAATGCGGCTGGCTTTGCGGGGCATATGAAGCGATGGATGCCACGCTGTCCTTTCGCCGTCGCCGTCATCGTCACCGCTCCAGATAAAACCGCCGTCAGCTCGATAAATGACATGACCGGAGTAATAGCCATTGCCGAACGGCAATTCGTGAACTGGTGTTGCTGGTCGCTGGGGAGTCCAGGGAATCCGAAAGCCGTCATCGTTGAATGCATGACTTACAACGCCCCATGTCTCGCGAACCCAAAGCCGATCGCCGGGCTGGCCGAGGGGTGAATTGCGAAAGCGACCAGCCTTCAATTCTCCGGCCAATTCATTGCCTGCTAACTCGCACTCCATATCTTTATCGTGGAAAGGGAATTTCACAGCCCGTCTCGTCTGCGTCTTCCTGCCGTAGAGAATTGCTCGCACCATTTCGGCGTTGAATAAAATCGGTCGCTCTTTACTGTTTGTTCGTTCAGTACTTTGCATGTATAATTTCCTCGCTAGATACAGATTTAATGAGCCCTATCAGTTGCTGCTGATTGGGCTTTTTGTTTAGAAAAGCGCTGCAGACCTCGCAACTTTATTTCCCTTAGCCTTCTTCGCTGGCTTCTCTGCCGGCATGCTGTATTTCGTGGCCCACACCTTTCCCATCCGCAGACAGTCATCAAACATTGCCCCTTTCTTGCTGGCCTGAGAGCACCGGTGATAGTAATCAACTGTCTCATTTGCCCCCCCCCTGCGCGATTGACGGAGTGAAACCCTGGTCTATCAGTTGCTGCCTGACGTGCTTTTCGATGAATTGAACCGGTGTCATGAATCACTCCTATGCTGTTCCTTTCGGCTCGCGGATAAACCCGAGCATTTCGGTTAACATCTTCGCTATCTCTGCTGTTCCCTCGCCCTGAATCACCAGGCTGTTATCCGGCTCATCAAATCCAATCGCTGCCAGTAACTTGGCTGCCTTGCTTACTACGTTGTCACCTGTCTGCCAGCGACTGACCTGGGATTGGTGCACCCCGACTACGTCAGCCACCCTGCAGACCCCCATGGCGGCTATCTTCCCTCTGATGCGCGTTTCAATTTCCCGCGCCTTATTGCGTGAATATGCGATGTCCATTTGTGATAATTCCTTTGGTGTCAGATTGTTAAAGAGCGGATATACAAAAGTTGGTTATGCTGCGCTTATTCTTGGGTTTGCAAAAACCAAGCTCTCTTTAGTTACCGGCTCACGATTTTTGAAGTTCTTGGTAGCTGTCTCGATCTCAGAAGCCTTCGAAGGTGATGCCCTTCGGAACGCATAGGCGATCTGATCGAGGTAGCCCACCGACGTATTCGCCAAAGTTGCAAGAGACTTCCACTCTTCAGCAGTGGCCTCCTTGCGCCAGCGGAGCAAATCGTTACTCATGGTTATCTCCTGGTGGTTGCTTCTAATGCTGAGTTTAGCGTTATGCTAAATAATAAGCAACTGTGATTTAGCGTTTTGAGTATTTATCAACTTGCTAAAAAGTGGGATTATCGGTAGATGGAAAATAAAGAAATCCGAAAGATGAACCTTGAGAACCTGATAAATGAATATCAGGCAAAAGGTTTGAACAAAGCCCAGTTCGCAGAAGCGTGCGGTACAAGTGCGTCCACGCTTAGCCAAGTTATTGGCAATAACCCGACGCGTAATGTCGGGGATAAGATGGCCCGCAAGATAGAACTGATGCTTAACCTTGGATCGGGCTGGATGGATAAAGCCCATTCGCCACAAGAAGCAGGGAATGTGACTTATGCTGGCCCTTATAAGCCTGGAAAGCGTTACCCCGTGTTAAGCGCAGTAAGCGCCGGGGCGTGGTCTGAGGCCAATGAGCCCTATTCGATAGAAGATGTCGGCGAGTGGCAGGAATCTGATGCAAAGATACAAGGTACGGGGTTCTGGCTGGTTGTTGAGGGTGATTCGATGACGGCACCAACCGGCGTCAGTATCCCAGAGAACTCACTGGTCCTCTTTGACACTGGGCGCGAGCCAGTAAACGGCAGCTTGGTGATAGCAAAGATGGTTGATGCCAACGAAGCGACGTTCAAGAAATTTATAATCGACGGCGGACAGCGCTATCTGAAAGGTCTTAACCCAGCCTGGCCACTAGTCCCAATCAATGGCAACTGTAAAATCATAGGCGTGGCCATTGAGACTAGGATGAAGCTGGTTTAGACGGCGCGGGTGTCCATTATAAAAAAATATCTTTCTATACATTCAGCTAAGGCTTTTTGATGGAAAAATTGTGTTTTCCACCTCTGTTTACGCCAGGTTTCCATGACGTATTAGATTATGATTTGAAGGTGCTTTGTGTTGATAGATTTCCATCCTCAACTCGCCGGGGCATGCTATACTGTAATTATGTACAGTTAACATCCCAGATCAGAAGCATAAATTCACAATTTAAATGCTTTTTGGAGCTATGGGTAGACGGCTCATTTACAACTGAAAAGCCAGAACCTGATGATATAGATCTGCTTTTGGTGGCGGACTATCACGCGCTAAACACTGTTCCCCCAATGTTTCAATCGCAGCTAGAGTTATTAGTAGATCGTGATTATATAAAGCAAAATTACTCCATTGACTTGCTGCTTTTGTACAAAAATAACCCATCAAGTAATTATGAGAATGATAGAATGTATTGGAGAGGATGTTTTGGTTACGACCGAAACGAACATCCTAAGGGCTTAGCGAGGGTGACGTTATGAACGAAAAACCAGACATGATCTCCCTTAAGGAGCGCATAGGGTTCGTTCAAAAAAAGGTTGAAACCCTCTCAGCCCTGAAAGATCAATCCTTTGCAGATAGATTACTATTCCGTTCTATGGATTCACATCTTAGTGATTTGAGGGCTCAGCAGCGGGAAATCGACAACCGACATCCCCTAATGGATTTTATGGAAATCAGGCTTAAAGGTGATCTTGTTGACATAGGAACCATACCCTTAGAAATACTTTCACTCATTTCTGGCAATCTTGCTGGGTTGGTGCAAAAGGCAACGCATAGAATTTCATCAGGGAAAGACTCTCAGAGAGTGCCAAATGATCTAAGAAATTCTCTCAATATGCGCCTAGCTGATCTCACTCCTGGTTCGACAAGGTTAGGTGTTACCTTTTCCACGGGTTCTGGCGATCTATTCGATACGGTATCAAGCCAAGCCATGAAAGAAATATTTTCAATGCTTGAGGCTTCTGACGAAGAAACCTTTATGGCAAAGGTGGCTGAAATTGGTTCAAATTCAACATACAGCCTCAAAAAAATTGTAGATGAATGCGAAAAAAATAGCCTCAATTTTGATATGACCTGGATGGGCCCGTTAAGCGGCGGTAGAAGAACCATTTCATTAAGTAGTCAGGAAATTCATAAGCTTACATCTAGACTGTCGTTGACCCAAATTTCGAAGCCCTGGGATGAAAGTTTTTCTGGCGAGTTGTCATTGCTTTCAATGTATGGGAAGCTGGAAATAGTCAACAAAAAAGAAAGAATAAAAGCATCTTACCCGATAGAAATGTTAACTGAAATACAGAAAAATCATAAGGTTGGCGAGCATGTTTCTGTCGTAGCAAGCGTTACAGAGATCCACAACGACAAACTTGGCATCATGCGAAGAAACTACATGATCAAAAGCTTGAAATAGGTAATACCGACTTTAATCTCACCATAGCCCGCCCTCACGCGGGCTTTTTTGTGCCTGAAATCCGCTAATCCCCTCCCCTGGCCGGTCGGCTAAATCAATATCAAAAAATTAATTTGTATATTAATCAAAACGCTAAACAAATCACGCTAATTATTTAGCATATTGCTATTGCCATATATTTAGCATTACGCTAAATTCTATCCATCGGCAGCGAATTGGCAGGACGCCAAGCGGTACGACAGGTTGGATGTGCTCTTTAACAATATGCGATAGGCCAGAAACAAGCGTGCCGCTGTCTGCCCTGTCGTGTGACGGATTCCCGATTAATTTCGGGAGAACAAATCAACCAATAGGAGATAAGCCAATGCAGCAGTAAAGCGGATAGACCGCAGCCATTGATGGCAGTGCAACGCAGTAGCTCAGAAGAGCGAGTAAGGCCAGTGAGTCGGCAATGGATAGGGTACGGGTGAAGGCGCTGACCGACACCGGGAACATGTCAAAGGCAAATAGACTGGATGTGTATGCAGAGTCATTAAGGCAAATGCCGGATGAAATCCGGCACGCGACGACGGTGTTACAGGTCGGGTTCCCACTGCGACGGACTCGGGGAAAGGTGGCGCATGACGCGCGAGTGAGTTTGGGGTGGCATCCCATTAACGCAATCAATCAGCCTTAAAGAGCGGATTTACCCTGCCGTTGCCAGTAGCGGCGGCAGGCATAAAACCACTGAAACGGAGTCACACCATGACAACGATTATCTGGAAGGAATCGCACGGAACCGCGAAGAGTCGCCACAAGGCACGGAGAGCCGAGGTGGTAGAAAGTAGGCGTAAGGATGCCAAGTTGGAGAGAATCATTGCCAGGACGCTGAATGGATGCGGCAATAATGTGGTTAACGCGATTATCGATAGGCCAATACGCAGCGCGGCAGTGGTTAAGGCAAGCGATGACAATATTTGCATACCGGATGTGGCTTTATTTGCTGCCGGCCATCGCAAGGTCAAGGGCGAAGTCAGCGCAAGGGCTTAGGGATTAACGCCAGGGGATGGCTCAACATTCAAGGAATTAATGATGAAACTTAATATTACGGTAGATTTGGAATGGTTGGGAGAAGACGGCGACATGGATGCCGAGGTTAAAAATGAAATTATCAGCGGCGTAAAGAATGCCATTTCGCGTGACTGTCTGGCAAAAGTGGAAAAAGAAGCATCAAAGCAGATTAATGAAGCCATTACCGCATCAATTGCCAGCGCCAAAAAGACCATCGAACAAAAGGCTATTCAATTCGCTGATGACTGGTTAGAAAAAGAAGTCACAGTCACTGATAAATGGGGTGATGTGCAGGACTGTCTTACTATTACCGACCTGATAAAGAGCAGCTTTGATAAAACGTTGGAAAAGAAAGTGGATTCAAGCGGTAACTTTAGTAACGATTATAACGCTGTACCACTCGTTAAATATTTGATGGGTAAGCGCATGGAAGAGCTGGTTCAGCAAAAAATCAAGCCCATCCAAAAAGAAATTGATGCCGCTATTACCGCAGCAGTAAATGCCGGAATAAGAAAAAATGTCTCTGACAAATTTGCTGAAATGGTGGTTGCCACCGCGCAGCATAACCATCGAGCTATAGAAAACAAAAATAACGATGCATAGGTATGCGTTAATCAGCCAGGGGATGGCTAACGAGAGGGTGAGGGGATGAGCAGGAGAGAATTAGAAGAGGCAATAATTCAACATGTGGCTAATAACTACGACATTGATTTTTTCTCCACATGCATGCCTTTCGAATTCTGGTCTGCTGAGGAGTTGAATGAATACTACAGCGACCTAAGTTAATTTTGGGATGTGGTGAGGGTTAAATTGTCAGGAGCTTACCTGGTATTAAGTTACTTAAAACAAGCGTTGGCGAGTAGGCGCGCCAGCTTTCACCACATCCCTAATTTAACTAACGGCGCTGCGGCACCTGGAGAATGAAAGATTGATATTGCTTAACAGGCCAGCATGACGCCTTACTTTTCTCATGCATATCTTAGAGGGTGCAGCCATGTGAACCGTAACGCTGGCGAGCGAATACGCACCAGTTAATTTCGGGATGTGTGAATGCATAGCATACGGGCTGAATGTCGTTAATTGATGCCGGTAAACAGCGGTCCTCCGGCCACACATCACTCAAATCAATTTCCTCTCACCGCTTCGGCGGTTTTTTTTTCGCCTTTCACACAGGAATAACCATGACCGAAACAATCAAAGTCACGTTTGCTGACCGTGGGCAAGACTTCATCGCGTGGTACATCCGCAATAAAAAAGTAATCGACTGCCAGCCATTTCAGGGCAGCGTCTGGGTAGGTACGCGGATAATTGGCCGCCCAATCGTAGGCAAACGGTTAGCTATCATTACCAGGGATGGATGTATGGGCCAGCTCGGCTATCCAGTTGAGTGCATCGAAACCCTTTCAGTGGACGAAACCGATAAAGTCGAAACTTACTATCAGGGCTGGCTAGAAATCATCAACCGCAGATCAAAGCAGCCTCGGGCGACTTCATGAAAAACCACCATCACGTCGATTACCAACCTGACGGCGCTGAATCACACAAGTCCAACGGCTATTTCGGCTGGCGTGATTACGCCTTTATTGCTTTCGTGCTGACAGTTTCAGGCTTCTGCCTGCTGGGGTGAATCATGATCACAAATTACGGCGCATGGAACTGCGTCATTATCCTCTGCCTTATGTTCTGGTTTTTCGTCATCTATGCGGCTCTGTGAGTAAGCCAAGGTGCACTTTAACTGAGTACGCCTGACCATATTCATTCACACACACATCAATCGGAGTATCTCATGCAAGAAGAACTTGCCGGGGCATCCTGCATGGGACGCCCCTTTGACGCTATCAAATTCATCCAGCATCACCCCCTCAACCGCTTAACCAGCCAGTCATTCAAGCACAAAAGCTTATTGGCGAAGCTGGTCGAATTCCTCAAGCAAGCCGGGAGGCCGTAATGGACACAAAAACAGAAAACGCTGTTATCAAAGCGGTGAAAAATTTCACTCCCGAGCAAATGGAAACCTGCGACAAGGACGCTGAGTGGGAGAACGGCAATTGGACCAACGAGCGCCTAGCCAGGGCAATGGTAAAGCAACTCTCTTACTGCTCATCTGAGGCCTTACAGCTTGCTATGGAGCAGAGCGAGGCTTTTGAGTTAGCTATGTATGACGTGGTAGCCGCAGCGGTTTGCAACCAGCATGCGCTCGACATGATCAACTATTCGGCAACGTTTGATGAGGTGGCCTGATGGCTAACGAAGTAATGAATGTGCCGCAGGGTGTAACCGCTCGCGGAATTGACGAATCAACCTGGAGCGCCCTTAAAAACTCAATCTATCCCGGCGCAAAGGATGAATCGGTGCTGATGGCGATTGACTACTGCAAGGCGCGCAGCCTGGACCCGCTGATGAAGCCTGTGCATCTGGTCCCGATGTACGTCAAAGACGCCAAGACAGGCAAGGGAGAGCAGCGTGATGTGGTTATGCCTGGTGTTGGGCTATATCGCATCCAGGCTGACCGCTCAGGGAATTACGCCGGCGCAAAGGAGGCGGAATTCGGGCCAGACGTGACACAGCGCCTGGGGGAAATCGACGTGACGTTCCCGCAGTGGTGCAAATACACGGTCTGCAAGATGATGCCCGGCGGCCTGGTTGTCGAATACAGCGCAAAGGAATACTGGATCGAGAACTACGCCACGGCCGGCAGAGACACAACCGCACCTAACGCGATGTGGAAAAAGCGTCCATACGGCCAGATAGCGAAGTGTGCTGAGGCACAGGCATTACGCAAGGCTTGGCCGGAGATAGGCCAGCAGCCGACCGCTGAGGAAATGGAAGGCAAGACATTGGATGTCAGTGAGTACAGGGATGTTACCCCGAAAGACCACGCGATCGCCCATGCTCACCCGGAATACCCTGCCGATGAGTTTTCAGCAAACCTGCCTACCTGGAAAAAATATATTGAGGCTGGAAAGAAAACCGCAGCAGCCGTGATCGCCACCGTAGGCAGCAAATACACCTTAAGCGAACAGCAAATTAAATCCATCAAAGATCTGGAGCCATCAAATGCAAGTAATTAACGTCCAGCAAGGCACCGACGAATGGTTGTCATTGAGAGCAAAGCATTTCACCGCCAGCGAAGCGCCGGTGATGATGGCGGCGTCCAGCAAGGCTACTCGCGATGAGCTTTTGCGAGTGAAGGCAACCGGATCTGATAAGAAAATCAGCGAGTGGGTGCAAAAATATCTTTTTGACAAGGGCCACGATTACGAAAACATGGCGCGTCCCATTGTAGAGGCGCTGATCGGTGAAGAGTTGTTCCCGGCCACAGCCATTGATGATGATGGTTATTTGCTGGCATCGTTTGACGGCATGACGATGATGGAGGATACGCTGTTCGAGCACAAGATGTGGAATGGCACCCTACCCGATGCCGTGAGGGCCGGCGACCTGCCGGCGGAATACTACTGGCAGTTGGAGCAGCAGCTACTTGTCAGTGGCGCAGAACGGGTAATTTTCGTCGTCTCTGATGGAACAGAGAATAATTTCGAGCAGATGGAGTATCGTCCCGTTCCCGGGCGCGCAGAAGAACTTATAGCGGGTTGGCGGCAATTCGAGACGGATCTCAATAACTATACGGTTACCGCTGCAAAAGAAGTGCCGGTCGGAAAAGCCATCATGCGACTTCCAGCTCTAAAGGTGGAAATTGAAGGCGACGTTAAACAGTCCAATTTAGCGATTTACCAAAGCCAAGCGCTGGCTTTTATCCAGTCGATTAACACTGAGTTGACCACTGATCAAGATTTTGCCGACGCTGAAGAAACCGTGAAATTCTGTGAAAAGGCCGAAAGCGAACTTGATCTGATAAAACAGCAAGCGCTGTCTCAAACAGAAAAAATCGACCTCCTGTTTCGCACGATCGACACGCTGCGCGAGGAAATGCGTAGCAAGCGCCTTACGCTGACCAAGCTCGTAAAGACACGCAAGGATGAGATTCGCGGCGAAATCGTGATGAGAGCTAAAACGGATTTGGCTCAACACATTGCTGAACTCAATAAACGCCTGGCTGTAGTATCCCTGCCTGTCATTCAAGCTGATTTTGTCACCGCTATCAAGGGAAAGAAAACGCTGACATCGCTACAGGGCGCGGCTAATGACGAACTCGCCAGGGCCAAAATCGAAGCGACCCGGCTATCTGAAAAATACGCCTCTAATCTGGAATTGTTTACCGATATCGAACCGGCGTATCAAAACCTGTTTGCTGATAAAGCCCAGCTTGTCGCCCATGATAAGGAGCATTTGCGACTTCTGATTGAGCAGCGTATCAGTAAGCAAAAAGAGGCTGAAGAGCAACAAAAGGAACGCGAACGCCAGCTTATCATCGCCCGAGAAAAGGAGGCCGAGGATGCCCGTTTATTGGCTTCGACTGTTACTCCAGCAGAACAATCCTACGCCCAGCAGGAACACGCACAAACGAGTCAAGGCGATACCGCAACAATTATCCGACCGACCGAGCGCGTCGTCAGTAAACCCACCTTATTGCAAGGCATCCAGGCTGATATTGCGCGCGCCGGCATCACAATGAACCTCACTGACGTTGAGAAATTATCGACAGCGATCAAGGCCGGAAGGGTACGGGCGTTCTCTGCAAATTACTGAGCAGGAATAACAACGCGCCGGTGAGCCGGCTGGAGAATAACGATGGGTGACGTTGGCGATGATTACCGCGCGTGGGATGCGATGAAAAAGGAAGAAAGGCAGAAAAGGAAGTCTGCAAATATGGAGATAATTAACGCTTGCGCCCTGCCACATAAAATCGATGCCAGCGGAACGGTGTTATTAAAGACAGAACAAGGGACTGTCTGCTTTTATCCCACAACAAACACAATTATGCATAAGCAGAAAATAATGCATGGCGGCGCTAAGCGGGCCGTTGCTTATGTGCAAAATATTAGCGAGGGGAACGATGAGCAAAATTAAACGCTGGAATGCTGTAGGGCTACAAGGGCCGGTGATTAATGGCGGATATGTCGCGTATGAATATTACGCAGCGCTCAAGGATGATTGCGCACGACTGGCGGCGGAGAGTGCAGCATATGAATCATTTTTCGATTCTATGATTGAGGTCGCATGGGATGGCGACAGTATCGATGGTGGCGATATAGAGCAGATAGCTTTATCTTGCGGGCTTATCCATGAGGAAAGTTATTCGGAAGAAAAGCATGGAGAACTTAACGAGCACGGAACGCTCTCTGATGTCGATGTTATTTACGTCAAGACAAAGCAGCCCGCCACCGACGCCTATTTTGCCGAGATTCGCGCCGTGGCGGTGGAGGATGCGGCAGATGAATTGGAAACAAAAATAAAACAAGACGGTAATTCAATAGTTAGAGCAACGGTTGAAACAGTTGTTCAATATTTGCGCCTAATTTTATCCAAAGATATCCGCGCCGCAGCCAAGGGTGAAGGGGTGAGCCATGAGTGAATTTAAAGGAACGCCGGGGCCTTGGGAAAATGTAGGTGGCTGGGTTGACTCAAAAGGTAAAGACTCGAAGATAATTTGCGCAATTGCTAGCGTAAGCACCCAGGAAGAGGGAATACAAGAGGCCAACGCCCGCCTTATCGCCGCCGCACCTGAGCTGCTGGAGGCTTTGCAAGATATGGTTGCAATAGTTAAGAAAAATAGCTACCCGTGTCCGGATAAACCAAATTCAACTTGGGGCCGCATGGAAGCCGCTAAAGCGGTGATTAACAAAGCGCTAGGGGAGAAAGGCGATGAATAAATTATTAACGCAGGACGAAATAAGTTATGCCGTTGGTAACATAACCATGGCTACCGACGACGACGGCGCATTAAATTCATTAATAGATTTAGCGCACCACATCGACGCACTGGCTTCTGAATTAAAATCCACGGAATCACGACTACACGAAGTTGCGACGGCCTGCGCTAATGCTGAGGGGAAATTAAAGTCTCTATTTGAGCGGGTATCTGGTGAAACCGTAGGCAGCTACCCAGAACATTACATCGAGTGGCTTGGAGATATGATTGAGGGTGAGCTGGATGCATCTGAGGGTGCATTACATAAAGCCCAGCAAGAACTAAAGCGGCGCGATGAGCTGGCGGGTGAGCCAGTGGCGTATTTTGCAGCAGCTCCTGACTATGGCTGGGACATATTCAAAAATAAAGAAGATGCCATTGCAACCTGTCAGGCAGAAATTGATGCATATCGAGACTGTCGTGACGACGGTTGGGATGACGACGTGCGGCGTGTTTGTTGGGGCATTGTCCTTCAAAAGGCAGAAGGCTTTGACCAGCGAGGCATTCACGCCAGCAATAGCAACCACACTTACCAGACCTGCGATTACCGGCTGGAGCCAACTACCTACGCAGCACCGCCGTCGCCAGCCGTGCCGGATGATCTGCGCATAAGGAAAGCTATCGCTCGCTGTTTTGATTGCGGTGCTCAAACAGGGCAGTTTGTTAATAGCAAGACTGAAGCCAAATTACGCATGGCGGCGCGCGCCTGGAATGACCGGAAGGAGCAGAAATGATGGATAACCACACCGCAGAAGAGCGTCAGGCGCTGATAGTTCGCCTTGAAACAATCGCATCATGGCGAAAAAAATATGGCGAGAACGTTAACGTTATGCTGCCCGCCGAAGAGGCAGAGAAGATTGCAAATATAGCCCTTGCGTCGCTGACGGCTGAGCCAGACTATCAACTATTAAGCCCCGATGGTGATTGGCTTAGTGTTGATGCTGAGATTTGGCATAAAGGGAAATCAAAATTAAAGCATCAAGTTGTTTATCCCTTCCCGCCCGTAGCAAGCGCGGTGCCGGATGAACTTATCCCTGTCCCTGATGAATTTCTTGATGCAGATCAGAACGAGAAGGGACTATTCGAGCTGAGCGAAGATTGCATGTGTAGGCTGGCTGTGGCGCTGGCTCAGCAAAGCAAGGGAAGAGTTATTCCGCCCGCAGAAATCCGGGTGCCGGATGGGTGGAAATTGGTTCCAGCCGAACCGACTGATGAAATGATAGCAGCAGCGATGGATTGCGATGATGTTTCGTTCGATAAGGATGACGATTCGTTATTCTATGTTCATCACAACTCTATTTATACAGCCATGCTCGCCGCCGCACCGTCACCCATTGCTAGCGAATAACACTGTTCATTCATACAGTAAAATGGTTATACTCCCCGCAGGAGGAAACCACATGCCAAGACGTTCTGACATACCAGTTGCATTCGATGCAGCGATGAAAAGAGACGCAGCTGGCCGCTATACGGTTACTGTTCGCGACTTCATCCATCAGCTTACTGCTGTGAATCATCACTTTTCGCCCAGCCAAGCCAACGCCTGGATTCGCCAATATAAAATCAGTTGGCGACTGTATGAAGAGGGCGAGCACGGTTTCAATATTTACAGTCGATACAACCCGAATTAACCCGACCCCAAATCTAGATAGCCTGGCCTCCGCGCCGGGCTTTTTTACGCCCGGAGATAAGCCTATGTGTGCCGACGAATCAGACAATGCAACAGCACTGGAGCAGCATTACCTCGATGTTGCGTTGCAGAACCGCCCTCGCCCGTCCATGCCATTCACTGGAAAGTGTCACTACTGCGATGAGCAGATTGATGCTGGCCACTTTTGCGATGCTTTTTGCAAGACTGACTACGAGCGCCATCTGCGGGCGCAACAGCATGGGAGAGCTAAATAACATGGCCGTAAATTCGTTCAAGAAGATGCGAACTGAGAGCGTAATAAAACGCACCGATTCAGGCATGCAGATTCGCCTGTCTGACATCCACGTTAAGCCTGGCTTCAATAAGCGTGACGATGACGAACGGACGCGCCAGGCAGATGATGAGTTGTTCACTTTCCTGATGGCTGGCGGTATCGTGCCGGCACTGGAAGTACAGGCGCGGGACGAAGGCGGCGTATGGGTGATTGAAGGACACCGGCGTCAGCGCGTTTATCTCCGCTGCGTTGAGGCTGGCAAGCCCATCGAGTGGATATCTATCACTCCCTTCACAGGCAACGATGTTGAACGTCTGGCCCGTATCATGACCAGCAACAATCAGCTCCCACTCACTCAGCTTGAGCAAGCGGCAGTCGTGAAAGAGCTGGCAGCATTCAATCTCACCCCAGACGAGATAGCCAAAATCATCAACAAAAGCCGCGCCACGGTCGATAAGCTGCTCATTCTCTCCCGCTCTAACCATGACGTTCAGATGCTAGTTAAAGAAGGCAGCGTTGCGGTTGATGTGGCCGTTGACCGGGTGCGCAAGGAAGGCGAGAGCGCGGGGGAATCACTGGCCGTCGATGTCGAGAAGGCCAAGGCCGCAGGTAAGACGAAAGTCACTAAGTCCATCGCGCAGCCGCAGTTTAGCGCCAAGCTGGCCCGCCGGCTGGTAGAGCTACTTTATGACGCACCGGCAGAACTGTTTGCGGGCGTTAATGGCAGTGAAGAAATCCAGTCCATTCTTCAGGCTTACCGGGAGGGGAGATGACATATCGCCTAATTTACGCCGATCCTCCCTGGACATACCGCGACAAGGCCGTAGACGGTAATCGTGGTGTCGCTTTCAAATACCCAGTAATGACCGTGCCTGATATTTGCCGGCTTCCAGTCTGGGAACTGGCTGATCCGTCAGCCTGTCTGCTGGCTATGTGGTGGGTGCCCACTCAGCCGCTTGAAGCATTGGAAGTGGTTAAGGCGTGGGGGTTCAGGCTGATGACTATGAAAGGTCTGACATGGATGAAGACCAACAAGAACAAAGGCAATCCAGCCATAGGAATGGGCCACATGACGCGGGCCAATTCTGAGGATTGTTTGTTCGCGGTACGTGGCAAGTTGCCGGCGCGCATGGATGCGTCAATCTGCCAGTACTTCACCGCGCCACGCATGGAGCACAGCGCAAAGCCACCGGTTGTGAGAGAAATGCTGGAGCGGCTACTCGGTGATGTTCCCCGAGTTGAGCTATTCGCTCGTCAGCAAATCCCTGGTTGGGACAGTTGGGGCAATGAGCTGAAGAATAGCGTCGAACTTGTTCCGGGAAGGATGGAGATTAACGGAGAACAGGAGCATGTCACCTGAGATAGAGAACGCTATCCGATCCGTCGCCAGGAAATGCCACCGCGAAATAAGACAAGCCATCGACGGCAAGCCACTTTCAGAGCGCGACTCAATCATCACAACCCTTCTCGATAAATACGCCAAACAGATCCAGTGTCTTCCACCTAATGACTTCCCGCCTAAGCGCTGGCTGGCGTACTACATCAGCAGAATAGACAAAGAGCAGCGAGGTAAGGCATGAAACATCAAACCGGCGAACTGTCGCCAGATTCACTGATCGACATTAAGTACATGCAAAATGATTCCAAATTCACCGCAAAGTATTATTATTCACAGATTAAGGCTGGCAAACTCGCTTCTCCGATAAAAATTGGTCGTTGCTCCAGATGGAAGTTATCGGACTATCTGGACTGGAAAAACAGTCATATCCAGCGAATGAGGGCATAATGCTGGGCATCGCAGTAATTTCAATAACAACAATTAAATATATTACAGCAACTTACCCGACAGGTTCGATTCCTGTCGGGGACACCAGCACTGCCTAATTCTGCGTAACCTCACCTAAACAAAAACCGCTTAACCTGCATGCTCAAGCTAACTCAACATAATCATTGTCTAGACAACAAACAAGTGGGGGTATTATCTGGGGTATGACAACCGCCATAACGCCACGATAACGCCAACTGCCTTTCTCGGTCCGTCGAGTTGAAACGCTAAAGCCAGAGGATAAACCCTATAGGCTGGTGAGGGTGGTGGCCTGGTTCTACGTGTAACGCTAATAAAAAGTGACGGTTGGCGTAGGGAACGCAAAAGCACCGCGAAATCATATGACTTAATCTCGGAAGCATGCCCACTTATCTTGGAATTTGGGCCGACAGCAGTCAGCCCGAACAACCCTGGCTGGTTTAGCACTAACGAGGTTGCTCGCTCAGCGATAAAACGTTCATCGGCTTTTTGATTAACAGTCAGATGAAATAACCGGCCAATAATTATTCTCCCCGGCACTGTTGGGTTTTATCTAACAACAATCTTCGATATGATAATTAAAAAATATCGCTTACGGTATTATTAATGCAATTCACTCACTTTTATTAACCTAAATACAGTTTCATGCACCATAGCATGCTGGTATAGCCAAATAAAAAAACCACTACTTATTTTTAGAGTAAACAATGGATGTTAGTTAAATGAAAGTCTTTATCATTAATATGAAACGCTCTACAGCTCGAAGAACAAATATAGAAAAAGAATGCATGACCTACAAATTAGAATATGAGTTTATTGATGCTGTAGATGGAAGACTATTAAGCCCCCCTGAAATTAAACAACATACACGCGAACTCAATTATGCTTATAGACCTGGCGAAATCGGTTGTGCGCTAAGTCATATTGAGGCATATCGCCTTATGTGCGCTCGAGGCATTGATTCTGCGCTTATTCTGGAAGATGATGCAAAACTGATGCCTGAAATTGTGGATGTTTTAACCGAACTCGATAAAGTTGGCAGCAGCGAAAAACCGACCATAACGCTACTGACAGAAACGTTTCAATATCAGGATAAATGCTTGTCACAGCTCGACCTGAAGCACAGTATTTTTCCTGTCATTGAGGCGTGTATGTCGCATGGTTACGTGATTAATCGCCCGGCGGCAAAGAACGCGCTGATGGCTCTTTATCCCGTCTGGATGGTAGCAGACCGCTGGAACCTGTTTAATGAATATTCTATCTGCGATGTGAATGCTGTGATTCCCCCAGTTATTGTACATTCTGACCTTGCTAGTGAATCGACAATAAGCACGCCATCAGACCATCAAACACAGCCTTTTCTAAAGAATGAAATCTGGGAAAAATTGCGGAAAAAACGACCTTTTGCTGTCAGGCTGAAAAGGATGGTATGGCTAACGTGCAAAAGAAAGTTTATTAAGATAATTAAGAACTGAGGCTATGATGGCACCAGCGTCGCAAATGAACTGTTGATTACCGAACAATCATCTTGGATGTTCGCAGAAAAAATGAGATTGACGGTGCGACACTCGATGGCATCATGTATACCGTTCATATAACATTTCAGTGTTAGATTGTTCGCTACCGCTTGCAGGTAGTGTTTACAGATGGTGTCGGCGGCATATGCTGTATTGTATCAAGTTAACGGTTTGGACGGATCTGAGCATGTTTCAACTGCCGCAGGAAAGAGGGTCTAAATCTACACAACATAGCAGCATATTAATATCCTAAGTCATAAATTATCAACAACAGGCCACAGCCACAAAGTAAACGTTGAAATATTATCTTCGTTAAGGGAATAACTATGGATAAGTTATCGTTAATCGCCAGTGGGTATGCTGATAATCTTTCGCGAAGTACCAACGCTGATGATATAAAAGACAATTTTTCATTTTTCATCACCAATCTGCAATCTGTGGCTAATAGCTCCGACACACTGAGAAGCAGGATCGATGGTATTACCAAGTTCGCAGATGAAAATACTCAAAAACTTGATAGTTTTTTTTTACATGCTAACAAAAAGTCTCCCGGCGTCATTGCAACAAACAAAGCGATAAATGAAGGTTGCAAATTAACTGATATTCTGTCTGCTGTAACGCAAGACGACGCTGATGGATTCAAAAAGGCGGATAATGAACTTAATAAAAAGATAGCAGCAATTAAACATAGATTATCAAAGCACATTGAAGGTGATGGAAGTGGCAATGATAACATATTTACAGAAGACAAAATTCAGGGAGAAATCAAACGATTTTTTAATAGATTTTAG